GACGACCGACACACTAGGTTGGCAAAGAGTGAGACAGCCAACCAAGACGGGAAAGCCGAGCGACCCGGAAGCCACAAGGGCGACCGGGCCGACGACCGACACACTAGGTTGGCAAAGAGTGAGACAGCCTACCGGGCGAGCAGTTCGGCCACCCGGTAGGAACCATCCCGGATGGAACCACGTCGCACCAGTGCCCCGTCCTTGCACAACCGGCCAAGGGTAGCGACCGAACAGCCAAGGAATGCCATCGCATCGGACGCACTGCACCAATCAGCCGCGTCCATGCCATCCAGCCGGGATGAATCGGCTGTTGTGCCCTTGTTCTTGGCTCGCTTCTGGGGCGTCGTGCCGTCCGCGTTCAGGATTCGGACGGGTCGGGTAGTGGCAGGTTCCATGACAAGGAAGCCGTCCCCCGTGACCATGTTGTACACCCGTACTTTCTTGGCTCGGTCGGCCAAATCTCGCCCCGCACCTGTTCGCATCGGCCAGCCGCCGCGCGCCATGACAGCCGGCGTCGAGTCAACTTGGGTGGTCCCGCCGAACACTTCGCCCCGCTTGCCAGCACTCACCCTGTCCAGCCTGTTGTACGTGGCACCTCGTCGGGACAAGTTGTCCCGCCCCTTGGCCGAAACCGTCGAGACATGATCGGTTGCCATCGGCAGGTCAGACACGCCCCGCACCGGCCCATGCTCCGATCGGCCATCCTGCAACCCTTCTGCATGGGCCTTCGCCCATGCAGCCGTCGGCCAGCACACCAGCCACCCAGCGCCCCGCTCATCGGTCGTGCCCAGCAGCGCCCCGCATCGGTCGCACCAGTCCAGAGTCTCTACAGCGGGCACCTTCTCTTCCTTCGCTCCCGCCCCGCACCAGTCGTGAGACAACACTCCGTCATGGGAGAGGGAGGGGAACGAGCGAGGGTCAGAAACGTGACCGTAGGACGGGGCAACGATAGGCGGAACCTGTCGACCATCGGAACGGATCGGGTTGGACATGACTCCTCCAGTTGGGTTGTGAGTGTCCCGCCGGTTGCGGGGCAATCCCAGCCTAACCCGACCCTCCTAGGACATACGTCAAGTAACCGTCAATAGAGTCTCAACAGTACGGCTTTGCTAAGGAGGCAGAGCCTATCTGTGGACATTCTGTTGTCCAGATAGAACACGTTTCGCCAACGTGACTATTACTCGGCATCCTTGCGAGGATATCGAGACATTCCATTGTTAGGTTATTCTCCTTTGGAATGAGGCTCCTTGTCAGTAATATCGACAAGAGGTGAACCTAGTATCTCCGAAATAACAGGATAGGTTCGCTCCCCACGTGCGTTTAGAGGTATTGTCCCTACACTCGCCATAGCGGCGTGACCTGGACTGCCACCACTCATAGGCCACATATCGCCAACGTGAGTAGGTGTCTAGTCAAATCAGTGTCACTTTAGGACATTACCCCCGTCCTAGTGGGGTTTGGTTGTCAGGTGAGATAGGCTGAAAGTTGCTTGTCTCACTCTTTGGCAACCTGTTGTGTCGGATCGGTTCGGCTTTCGGTCGCGCTAATTCGGCATGCCCTAGGTTTAGGTAGCGTTGTCATAACGCCTAGGGGAAACTATCTGAATCAGCAAGTGAATCAGATAGATCGCAGTAGGAAAGGGAGACGCACATACATAATATCCCTACTGCGTGCGTGCTAGTACGCTAAGACTAGATACAAGGGTGACATTCCCTATAGGTACATCACGTTTCACCTATGACACAAATGACGTGAGAACGACACTACCCTAGCGCCCATGAATCGGTCGTATAGGCATCAGGTGTGGGCTGAAACCTAACGAAGATTAGGCATGTAGTACCGGGTGATACCGGAATGCTGAAACACAATAGGTGAACGCTAGAATGTGCAGTCAAGACCGAGAAACCTTGGCTGTGCAGCGTGAGGAATAGTTTAGAAGAGCATTCCTCAGAACCTAAGGCGTGAGGGTATACCCTACCTAATCAGTAGGGTATTTGGCAACCCTTGCAATATAGGTGAGCGGTCTTTCCTATGGCGAAGATGGGATAGACATAACATAGCCTCTATAACTAAGACCTAGTGAAAGAGTCGATGCTCACATGCTACATGTGACTTCTAACTAGACTTGGGGTATTCACAAGAACCCTGGGCCTAAACGTGAAGTGTGTGAGTAATGTTCGGGAACGAAGTCCCATAAGTAGAGGAAATCCAAGTTCGGGTAGACATATGCCGGATGAGGATAATCGGATTAGGAATCTTCGGATACCTTCGCTGCACCGATCGGTAGGAATACCATACTGTTTCGGAATAATGTAGCAATCTGGTTACCCTTAGCAACAGAAGGCACAGTGGGCCGAACGAGGATTCACGGGGTTCTAGCGAATCTCTGCAACTAGCCTGGGGCAGCCAGCAACATACTGCCACGAAAGTTAGGCGTCTGGTCATATCGCTGCTATGACTACAGGTTGCATCATACCTGGGGTGAGAAATGATGCAATGCGCACTAGCATACGGCTTAGAGTTGGCGCAGTCATAATCTAAGCATGAGCAATAGGCTCCCTCTCATAGAAGCAACGGGGCCTGTGTCGGTCAGTTGAGCATACTGACAGAAGTAAATGCTCCGGTATGTGGCAGAAGTTGGTGCCAGAGTTTCCGTTCGACCCGGAGGCATACCGCCATGCGTAGTAGATAGCTGCGCAGTGGCTAGCAGGAGCAAGTGCCCAAATGAGCAAGAACATCACCTGGGTCGATTCCCCGACCCTCAAGCAGAACGTCCTCAACGGGGTCGAGGGAGCAGCCGACATGTGTCGGGATCGGCTCCTGAACAACTCGATCCGGGCGTTCGCCGTGGACTACCTCGTCACGGCGATGGAGTCCGTGGGGGAGCCGTTCCGGCTCGGCAAGGCGAACGAGGCGAAGCTCAAGAGCTTCCGTGCCTCTGCAGCCAGCGCCCGTCCGGTCAAGTCCGCCGAAGAGAAGCAGGCCATCTCCGAGGCGCAGGACAAGCGTGCCGAGTCCGCCCTGTTCGGCACCTGGATGTATCGCCAGGACACCCCGATCGCCCGGTGGGAGGCGCTGGAGTTCTTCGGCGTCGAGGCCGCACGTGAGGACACCATCGTCAAGTACGCCGCCCAGAAGGCGAAGTACCTGTCGGTCGAGGCCAACCAGAAGGCGTACAACGCCCGCAAGGAGGCCCGCACGGAGCTGATCGAGCAGTTCCGTGACGAGTCCGCCGAGGCGGCTGCCTGATCCATCCGAAGCTGTCAGACCTGGGGAGGGGAGCAATCCTCTCCCCAGGCAGGCTGACAACCGTCAGTGTCCAGCTATAACAGCCCTAGTTACGCTTGCGATGGGTTTGAGCAGCGTAGTAAGTGGGAGTGGTGTCCCCACTAGGGCTGTTATAGGTGCATACCGGCATTGGTTGCACTAGCGAAAGGGGAGTGATCCTAAATGGCCTAGTTTCTTCTTTCTCACCTAACATACGACATCCCTGCGGATCGCTAGTATCCAGCAGGTTCAACCTCGCTTGAGGCTTGCCGTTGTAACTCGTCCGAAAGGATAGGGCTGCAGGACACAAGTAGATTCCTGGCCTCCTGAGTAGGGAGTTGCATAAAGGCAAATGCGCCATAGTGGCAACCCTATGGGAATCAAAGTTGCATACGGGTTTCCTGCTTTGCCCAAATCTAAAGCAGGTGGTGGAAGCGGACTCTACACGAGTCAGCCCCAAAGGCGATCAAGAAATGCTATCTCCCCCCTGGAATAGCTGCCTTGTACTGATCTGGAAGCCGTGCACGGTAAAGGGGGCCTTTCTCTGGCAGCTTTGAGCGCCGATGATTTACCCAAACACCCAACAAGGAGCAAGTGCCATGAATACCCTCGTCCCGTTCCTCGTCCAGACCGTCCACACCGAGAAGGGCAACACCCTCTCCGGTGAGACGGCGAAGCGCCAGGTGCCGTCCAGCCGTGTGGTCATGGCCACCAGCAAGAAGCTGGCCATCGACCTCGCCATCGAGGCGCATCGGGAGCAGTTCTTCCTCGCCCCGACCGTCTGCATCCTGTCCAACGGATGCTTCGCCAAGCCGAGCCGTGTCCCGGTTCCGGCCTGACCGCAAGCTGCGGTTGGAAGCAGCACGCAACATCCGTAAGGCGACCGACCCAAACTTCGGCAAGCGTCGTCCGACTGCCTTGGATGTGAACAAGTCCAGGGCTTTCATGGACAAGAACGCCTGTCGAAGCCGATTCAGCAAGAACTGGGAGTAGAGTCATGGATGAAGAAGAAGCCCTTCAGATCCTCATCGAAGCAGCCAGCAGCCACGCCTACTACCTCGATTCCAGGGGTTACAAGGAGTTCTCTGGCTTCCGGCAGGAGATGGAACGTATCCACCAGGCGATCAGCGTGATCGAGAGGAACCTGTCATGACAACCAAGACGTTCACCTGCACGGAAGGTCATGAGTCATGGTCCCCGAAGCAGCCCAGCAAGTGCCCACACGCCCCGAAGGGCGTACCGTGCAAGGCCACTCTGAGCCAGACGGGTGGCCCAGGAAGCCGTGGAGGCAAGTCATGAGCCGCAGGCTTCATCCCGACATGCTCCGTTCGCTCATCGGGGGCGGTGTCGCTGTCGTCACCACCCCCATCACGTTCTCGATGCTCGTAGCATCCCTGCTCAACGGGAACACGCTGCTCGGGATCGTAGCCCTGCTCGGATTCACTCTCCAGTGTATCGGGATCGCTGCCCCATTCATCACCTGGGGCAACGGTGACGTGTGGATAGTCGAACGAACTGCCCGCCAGAAGGCACGAGACGAACTGGCTGCAACACTTCAGCCAGTTGTGATCGACCCATCACACTACGTGGGGCCATAAGGAGACATCATGTCTGTGCAAGTGGAAGTCAAAGACGCAAACGGATTCACGACAGGGTTCGTGGCCGTTGGGACGCTCACCGAACGTGAGCAGTTCCTGCAAGCACGAGACTTGCGGGAAGGCGAAACATCCAGAGAAACCACTGGCCTCGTCCGGTCCTACCGGATGAATGGCAACTGGGACATCTTCCGTGACGGGAAATACCTGTTCACATACTGGACCGGATAGGAGAGATTCTTGTCAGCAGACAACTACATCCTCATTCGCAACCATCATGGTGGGCTGCTTACCACGATGGAATCCTTCTCTGCCGATGAACCATCAGATGCGGAAGAAGCATGGCAGCGTGCGCTCTCTGACAAGTCCAGGTTCGCAGATGGATTCTTCAACCTGTCCGAGCAGGCCGAAGATTGGGTGGACTACCTGTATGATGATTACGATGATCATGGGGTGTTCATCGAGTACGGTCCTGATTGGCAAACCAATGACAGAAAGGACTCATTCACATGAGTTACCATGTAGCAACGCACAAGGCAGACGACATCGTTGTCCGTGATGGCACAGTGACTGCCCTGGGTGTCACTCGGCATCTAGCAAAGCCACCGGCAATGCCCGTGATCGGCAAAGATTTCTGGGTTGTTGTTCGCAGCCCGTGGGGACCCAGCCAGTTCAACCTGGGTCGAGTGGTGGGTTTCCCCCGGTGCGCGGCACGAACGTGCCCAACCCACTGTCAAGCCCAAGCCGGTCAAGCCCGCCAGGCCACAGTTCAAGTTCGGACTCCCCACTGGCATTATCGGTCGGGACACGCTGGCAGATCGCCTGCTGGCAGGAACCTTCCCAGCCTGATGGCAGCATGTCTGAGTGCCAGGGCGGTCACTCTTGCCCTACGTCACAAGTTCGAAGGTGCAGAAGAACGTACCTACACGGTCATCTGTCCGAGCGGTTGGTCCAAGTCAACTTTCCTCAAGTACGTGCGGAGATACCATCCACATGAGACTGCAAGGATCGTAGAATGGCCTCAGCCGAGCCAGTGGCTTGTGAACCCTGACGGGTACGAGAACTACAGAACAGGAACAGGATGGACTGAATGAGCAACATCTTCTACACCTCGGATCTTCACTTCTCACACACCAACATCCTCACCTACTGCAATCGCCCTTGGGACAGCGTCCTCGAGATGAACGAGGGGCTGATTGACAACTGGAACAGCGTCGTTGGTGCAGATGACATCACCTACATCATCGGTGATGTGTGTATGGGCCGACGTGATGAGACTGTCCCGTTGGTGTCCCGGCTGAACGGACGCAAGATCCTGATCCCTGGGAACCACGATGACTGCCATCCCATGTACGCTTCCCGGAACAACTTTGTGAGGCGTTGTGTGTTGTACTCTGAGCACATGGAGATTACAGAAGTGCAGGGAGTTATTGACACGCCCCCTGTAGCTTCAGTATGTCACTTCCCTTTCGCTGGGTCAGGTGACCACACAGACGAGGAACGCTACACGGAATGGCGTCCAGTAGACCACGGCCAATGGCTGATCCACGGTCATATCCATGACCTATGGAAGCAGAATGGCCGCATGATCAACGTAGGTGTGGACGTTTGGGATTACCGCCCTGTCCACACCGATCAGCTCTTGGAGTTGATGAGCTAGAAAGGCAACAACATGACAACCCAGTTCTTTGAAGTTGGTGGATGTGTCAGGGATTCCCTCCTTGGCCTGGAATCCAACGATGTAGATTTCACCGTTGTTGGCCCTGCCAGCTTCGATGATTTCCATGCAGAACTCACAGGTATGGGATTTCAAATCTTCGAGTCCCGTCCCGAGTTCTTCACAATCAGGGCCAAGGTTCCTGACTCGATGCCTGAACTTCGTGCCAGGACTCGGGTTGCTGACTTCGTACTGGCCCGTAGGGACGGACCTTCCTCGGACGGTAGACGGCCTGACTTCACCGTTCCAGGGAATCTGTTCGATGACCTAGACAGGCGTGACTTCACGGTCAACGCTATGGCTCGTGGACTTGACGGTGTTCTCCATGACCCCTTCAATGGGCAAGAGGACCTAGCGAACAGGACTCTACGGTTCGTTGGTGTTGCTGCTGTGAGGATCGAAGAAGATGGCTTGCGTGTCCTTCGTGGGCTGCGGTTCATGGTCACGAAGAGCCTGACGCCCACTCCTGAGACATTTCGCGACTTGCAGTCGGTGTTTGCAGCCGAAATGCTTGGCTGTGTGTCCAAGGAGCGTAGACGTGAGGAACTGAACAAGATGTTGGCGTTCGATACGATGACATCTTTCGAGCTTCTTGCGAGCCTGCCCACTATCACTGTCGAGGCTATCCTTGCAGGTGGGCTTCGACTCAAGGCTACGATGGAAGAAGGTTCGTTCTAATGAGTCAAGCTGGTTACAAGTCTTGTGGGGGATGCGGTCGAATGTTCAAGATCGCATCCCCCATCGAGATGACAGTTCTCGCCTCCCATGAATGTGAATGGGATGATGAGAAGTTCAACGAATACGAGAAGCTGCTGACAGAAATGCCTGGGACGCCCCTCACATTCCTCCAGTTCAAGCAAGCCATAGCTTCCAGGCCACGACCTGACGGTCAGCGTGAAGGTCAATGGGTGATGAACTCGCTATGTGATGTTCGTCCAGACCTTTACAGGAGGGTCACTGGTGCTGTCATTGACCCGTTCCATGTGGATCACAAACTGTGGCAGTTCTGGGCGTGGCTCGAAAGTCATTGGGAGGAAGGATGTTCCTGAAACACACGCAAAGCGACATCGGTACATCTGACACTTGGCAACGTCAATGGAAGTTCTGGCGCATCCAGGTAAAGATAGTTGTCTATCGGCATCGGCATTCCGGTAGTTCAGATCGCTGGGTATTTCAGCCCCATTTCATCTACGACCGAAAGTAACTGAAACCTGAAACCTAACCGTTTCTACGGGAAATGCACAACCTGCCATAACCCAGTTCCTGCCAACAAAGGCTTCATCAAAGTCTTAGGCGGTAGGTTCCTGGTCCTATGTTCCAAATGTAAAGGGGAATAAATGTACCTTCGTGACCGTTACTGGATCAGCATAAACCGATCCAAGCTCATCCTGAGCTACCACAAGCTGGACGGTGTTCGGCTGCTGTGGATAGGGCCACTGTTCCTGTCCATCCAGTCGAAGAAGTCCACTGTCCAAGGAGTCAACAAGCTTCTTCTCTCCGTGGCGTTGCTCAGTTTCTGCTACCTCATGTGGCAGATTGTCCGTATCCCGTTCCTTTACCCAACCAACTAAGAAAGGCAACAACATGACCTATAGGATGCAAACCTACAAGGCCCGTCAGGATCAGAACAAGATCATGATGGACAATCTGGTTCCAGAAACCCGGCTGTTCGGTGTGATGCGTTCTGTTCCGATCAAGTTGCGCCGTGGGCGTTACGTGCTGGAGCAGTTGCTGGTGCGTGCACCGTCCGCTGCTGAGGCTGGACGCATCGCTGACGAGCACATCATCGACCTCAAGTTGGAGTATTGGGGCGAGAAGCATGGTCTTGACGTGACGACGTACCCGGCATGAGCGGCAGGTATGAGACAGTTGGGAGCCATTCAGCCGACTGGCTGGAAGGCTGCGTCAGTCAAGTGACTAAGGGAGAGTAGTATGCAACAGTTTCTTGTAGTTCTGGAATGCCCAGAGGATCGTGACGTGGCAGACATTGACGATGCCTGCCGTCAAGCGAACGAGTTTCTAGCAGGTCCGAGAGGCGCATTTCGGGTTCGTCCAGTTTCTGAGATAATCGCAGCTTGACAGCTAACACTTGTACCTGTAAATGTGGCGGCGACCTGTTCAAGATCGGGACTAAGCAATACCTACATCTTGGCTCTAGACAAGAAAAATGTCATCCTTATCATGTGAACAGTGGTAAGGCAACGCCAAAGGTCATAGAGAATCGCAGAAGGAGGTAAGAAATGCGAGAATTCCTTTGAAGGGTTCTTTATCGTATTTGGCCTAATAGCCTTTATAGTACTCTTATCGTTCGGGCTAGCTTGGATGCTTCCTGAAACAACCAGTCGTTATACTGACAACTGTATTGTCATCCATCATAAAGACTGGTTCTCAGCACAGAATGATAGTCCTGTCAAATACTGTGAGGTAGAAGAATGAGTAACCCAAACTTTCCCAATGCCCTACTCAAGCATGAGCTAGCCCCTGGTCTAAGGATCAAGGTAATCAACGAACCATCTCAGTACAGTCACAAGCGCCATGAGTTTGAGGCAGTTGTGGTTGGCCCAGAGTGGATTACCTCGGGTGGAACTACATGGTACGGGGTTGCTGGATATAACCCTGACAAGCAGTTCCTAATCATGTTCACTATTCCAGGTTTCTGTGCCAGACTTGGCAAGCCTGGCACAGTGCTTGATGCACTCCACTTCACTGATTTTGGGGCAGCCCCTTACAAGGGAGATGAGAGAGAATGGTGGAATCCCTCTAACCACATCGAGAGTGTCCCAGCAACACGTGCCGACGCCATGAAGGAACTAGCTAAGAACCTGACTCCGGTTGTTGCTGATCCTGCTTGGCTCGTAGAACCATTTTCATGTGAGTGTTTCCAACCAGAAGTGTGCCCATAAGCCAAAACGGCGGCTTCGGAACTATGTTCACGCCATAGTTAGTCGCAGACAGAAGTGACATCATAGTCTAAACAAATCGTTTAGGCTAAACCAAACAAACAGGAGAAACAAGCAACATGCCTACTGCAACTGGTATTGAAGTCATCGCCATCAACGGAGTTGACTATGTTCGTGCCGACTCTATCCCCACGGTTGTCCCACCCGATTCGTCCATTCGCATCGTTGTGCTACAGCGTGGATGGGTTGCTGTTGGTTACTACACCGAGGACGGGGATCGAGTTCTGCTCGATAACGCATCAGTAATCCGCCGATGGGGCACTACGAAGGGGCTTGGTGAACTGGTCAACGGTCCAACCAGCAGGACCATACTGGAACCCGCTGGCCATATTGAAGCACCCAGTCTTGGGGTTGTATTGACGATTTCTGTTGATGACTCCAAGTGGATTGGTCATCTGTGATCGGCCTGATAGGGTCGTTGGGAGAAGATGCCCAAGTTCTAATCGGCTACGGCAACGGCAACGGCAACGGCTACGGCTACGGCGACGGCTACGGCTACGGCGACGGCAACGGCTACGGCTACGGCGACGGCAACGGCAACGGCAACGGCTACGGCGACGGCGACGGCGACGGCAACGGCAACGGCAACGGCTACGGCTACGGCAACGGCAACGGCGACGGCGACGGCGACGGCTACGGCAACGGCTACGGCGACGGCAACGGCAACGGCAACGGCTAGGATGCCTCTCCTACAAGCGACGACTCCACCTAATACCCCAACATCTACTCTAACCTCGCCCGATGTAGATGAAATCCACATCGTCTTTACCTCCACCTTTCTACAGAAACGGTGCTGGAGTTCGTGCCATCCGTCTAGAAGAAGATGAGGAAATAGATATCATCTAGGGGCGATATTCAAGTCTGGTTCGAAGAAGCATGTCTTATAAACATGTGGCAATGCCCATCGTGAGTTCAAATCTCACTCGCCCTACAAAAGCGTAGTCGGCGGAGGCCGATCCTCCCCGGCCCCACTAGACAAGGAGAAAACATGATAGGATACACCATCCTCCCAAACGCACAAGCCTACCCAAATGCACTACCCAGCCTGCACAAGTCCCTGAAAGAAGGAATCTCTCACGCAGCTTGGAAGGGGACCACCAGGACTGCTTTCGATCTTGGTGAAGCTGTTATCAAAATGGCTCACAGCGATGTTAGCGAATCATCTTGGGATGTACCTAGGTTTTATGATCGTCTACCAAAGATGCGTTCAGGTGGTGTGTATGACGTTTCATGTCGGGCACAGAACGAGCAGGAGTTAGAAACCTGGCTTCAGCATCCTGACCGAACAATCTTCGCTGAAGTTATTGGGTTCTCCCATGATTTCAAATGGCTCATAATGGAGAAATGTGCCCCCGCTGATGATAGCGCATGGGGTAAGGTGGATAAGTTCGCAAAGTTCAATTTCTCAGACCTGAATACACCGAACATGGGTATCAACAGAGATGGCGACACTGTAATGATCGACTACGCCCGATAGGAGAAAATGAATGACTGTTGTAACTGTTGGGATTGGAATCCCCGGAAGTGGTAAGACCACGTTCCTCGGTAAAGATCTGAATGAAAGTTTCTACATTTGTGCGGACGATATCCGTAAGGAACTTACAGGCAATGCCAGTGACCAGGGTCGTAATAATGAAGTTTGGGAGCTTCTTTATGAGCGGGTTCACGACATCCTGATGGGTGAAGATAGCCTCGTCATTGACGTAACAAATACACGACGTAGTGACCGACGTAAAATGATAGAGTTCTGTCACGAACATGGTGCAGAAGTTCACGGCATCTGGTTTGACACCCCACTCGATGTTTGCAAGGAACGGAATGCCCTGCGTGAACGGGTTGTTCCAGAACATGTACTAGACCGTATGCACAGGCAGTTGGTTGAGTGGCCGCCTTCGCTTGAGGATGGGTTCGATCGACTGCACAAGATCACGGAGATTACATAGCTGACATGCCCCTATAGTCCAATTGGCAGAGACAGGAGACTTAAAATCTCTACAGTGTGGATTCGAGTTCCACTAGGGGTACGAAGAATGGGGTTCAGTTGAGCAATCAGCATATGTTAGGGAAATGTGGTAAACCTTTCTGTGGCGACTGCTGTTCAGCCTACCCACAAGGCTCCGGTCGCAGAAACAAGCGCATACCTAAAAAGATATTCAAACAACGTGAGAAGCGTTGGTGGCAGAAAGAAGAACGTGATGAAGCGAATTCGTAAGGTTCTGGAATTCCCTGTAACAATGGCAGAGCGAACCGTCCTGGTTCCCGAGCCAGAGCAGCCAGAACATATCTACTTCAATATTCCGGTAGATGGTTCTTTGGCTGCAACATACCGACCGATCTACTAAGGAGAAACACAATGCCTGTATTCAAGGTGACAAAGGAAGTCGAAGTAACAGTTACGTTTCCGAATGATGGGAACGTGGAAGATGCACTAACGGCGGTTGCTGAATGGCAACAGTCAGGCCAGACTAGTGGGCAAGTCAATCCTCGATTTGTTGGAAGAAACCAAGTAGAGGGTGGGGATCGTTATTTGGTAGAAGTGCTAAATAGCAATACCAGCGTGAACGTACTCTAGGTGCGTCTTCTCTGATGCGCTGCCCGGTAGCTGGCTGTGGTGAACCTTGGAGCACCAATGACCTGAACGAATGGTCACTGAAAAATCTCCATTCACACCCTGAATCTGCGGAAGCACAGTTTGTCGCACATACAGCGTTCAGGCTGAACGGATGTTTGTTGTTCAACAAGCCTCATATGATGGGGTTGGAAATAGTGTCCAAGGGTGACTATCCAGGGATTCCAGCGAGCATGGCTTATAATGCTCTTATAGAGATGAAAGGCAATGACTTCGATGGAATCGAAATGTTTCTGAAAGAATTGGGGCTATAAGTGAAAATCTATGACCTGCTAGACGTAGAGCTTTTAGGGTCACACGTAGAAGCACGGCTCGTCAGCGAGACTGCCCACCCAACTGAGCCACTAGTCATCTACAACTACACTCAAACCTGTCAATACACTGGTAGATGGGATGATGTGACCAAGCGATGCCGTGGGCTGATCGTCAACAGCGAAACCCAAGAGGTTGTGGCTAGACCATTTTCAAAGTTTTTCAACCTCGGTGAACATCACGGTGGCACCCCAGCAGCAGGACCACTCAACTTACAGCCACCGCTCAGAGTCTATGACAAGATGGATGGTTCCCTAGGAATTGCGTATAGGCTGCCATCAACGGGGGCGTTAGCGTGGGCCACACGTGGATCATTCTTTTCAGAGCAGGCTGCATGGGCCACTGAATACTGGAACGAACGCTACGACATGTGCGAATTGGATGAGAATTTCACTTGGTTAGCTGAAATCATCTATCCCCAAAATCGTATCGTCGTAGACTACGGTAACTATGCCAGCCTGGTATTGTTGTCAATCATTGACACCGAAACAGGCTTGCATCATGAAACCCTAGAGTTGAAGGCACAATGGCCTGTTGACCATGTGGATTTCTTCGGTGAAGCCACCGATCCTGAGACTGTCGATCCTAACGATCGTACCGGCGCTGAGGGTTACGTTATCCTTTCAGGTGACGGGGTTACCAGAGTCAAGGTTAAGGCTGATGAATATGTCAGGCTGCACAGGCTGGTGACTGGTGTTTCTTCCCGTACAATCTGGGAGATGCTTTCCAGTGGCGCACCGTTGGAGGAACTGTATGAGAAAGTGCCTGATGAGTTCTCTGATTGGGTTAACCAAACAGTAGACTCGCTTAACAATCAGTTTCGTGAGATTGTTGAAACAGTTACGTATGATTTCATCGAAGTTCTTCACCGCACCGATCATCTTACAAGAGAGCAAGAGGTTGACCGTAGGCAATTCGCTGAGGTAGCCAAAGAGACGCAGTATCCTGGCCTGTTGTTTGCTCTACTTGACAACAAGGATATTTCTGCTAGAATCTGGAAGATGGTAAAACCTGAGTGGACTTTACCATTTAGGAAGGATGAGTAATGACTGTATCTGTTATCCAGGGTAATCTGTTTGAGCAAGACGTTGACGCTATAGCTCATGGTTGCAATTGTCGTGGGGTAATGGGGGCGGGTATTGCTTACATCTTCAAGCGACGTTATCCCCAAATGTTTAAGGACTACAAGCAACGTGTTGAGCGTGGGTTATTTATCCCAGGTGATATTTTCTTCTACGGAGGTGGCGGTGAAGTAAATTGGGGAGAATGGCAAAGTCACCCTTCGGTTTACAACCTTGCAACCCAACTTAATCCTGGCAGAAATGCAACTCTCGATGCTATAGAGACCAGTCTCTACAGAATGGAGAAGCACGCTAAGGCTATAGGGATAAGAACAATTGCTATTCCTCGCATTGGGTCAGGCATTGGCGGTCTTCCAGTTGCTGCCATAGAGAATGTAGTTCGGGAAGTATTTGAAGATAGTGAAATCCACCTAACGATCGTTGACTATCAGTAATCTTTGGTTGGTTGGGGATTCCGATTTAATAAGGTGGTCGGATAAGGGCTACAAGGGGATGAGGTAGCTCAAGCTCGCTAGCATACCGAGTGAAACGTATGCTACCATGCCCCTGTAGCTCAGCCAGGAAAGAGCGGCAAACTTCTAATTTGCTGGTCGGGAGTTCAAATCTCTCCGGGGGCACTTATGATTAAAGCAACCCAAGCAGCATCACAAAGAACAAAAAACCGTGTACGAGAACACACCGACCATTGGGAACACACACAAACCAGAAACAACATCGTTTCATTTCCTGGACAGACAGTAGCAGAGTTTCGCTGCCCAGAGTCTTGTGGTTGGTTTGGATGGGTTCCCCTAAACGAAATAGATTATGGAGAATAACATGCCAGATTGGAAAACGCTTTGCACTAGGCTGAATCATGCAGTCGTTGAACTTGAGGCAGCAACAAATGCTCAGGAACGAATTGCTTGGGCTGCAGAAGTGCAGGCTCTCGTCGCTCTCAAAGAGAGTTACAGGTCTAGCGTTGGCGGCGAACGGTGGGGGTGGTAATCATGGAACTTGGTGATGTTTGCGAGGAATGCAACCTAGAATGCGTGGAAGTTGCTCCTGGTGGTTTAGACTGCCGCGAAATGGGGGTAGATCCATGCTTGGGACGTATGAAGGGGGTCTTGGTTGCATGCTGCGGGCATGGTAAGATGAAGGGGTACATGAATCTGGAAAGAGAAGATGGGGGTGTCACCTCCATCGGGTTCCGCCCCATTGAGGTGACTCATAGGAAAATCATTACTGTAGAGGAACAGCTAGAACTAACTGGCCTATCATTAGATGACATAGGGCCGGATTTCCCGGAATCCCGCTTAACGGATCGGGTTTTTTCCGTACCACATTGGGAACATGGCTTCTAAAGGAATAAAATGGTACTTAGCCAAGTTAAAGACCTAGAAACCCTAGAAATAGAATGGGCTAGGCATCATCTGTGTTCCATGGATGACAAAGTTCGTAAGGAAGCAAACCGCATCCTAGATAAGTATGATGCAACACCGTTCCTAACTAGGATCTGAAAATTCATGAGTCGGTATGCAAGAGGCTGAAGCAAGCGGACTGTAAATCCGTGACGTAAGATACATCGTAGGTTCAAATCCTACTCGGCTCACCAACTAAAGAAAGAAAACTAAATGACACTAACAAGAGACGAAATCAAGGATCAACTCATCGCAATTTGTGAGGCCAATCCTAATACAGTCAACCCTGTAGATTATGACAAACAATGCTTATATGAGCTAGTTGTCAAAGGGTCGACAGGTGTTCGTGTAGAACACTGTCTTTTGGGGCAGCTTGCAGTCAACAATGGCTGGCCTCTAGGTAATTTAACGAGAACATACGGTTGTGATGATACTGATTACAAGTACGCATTTGCCAGTGTCAAGGCTTATGTAAATGAGTGGCCTATTGACCCCGATGACTTAGAGTTTCTGGATATAGTCCAGGCAGACGCTGATAGAGGTGTCGAGTGGGGCACTCTTGTAGAAAGGATTGAAAGATTATGACACCTAGAGAAGCAATAGAAATTCTTGTTCATGAGGTTGAATTAACAATAGACCTAGATGACGAACTCCTAGAAGCAGTTAACCTAGTCAAGTCGTTTTTCCTGGAAGGAAACCAATGTTCATAGCCATATTACTCACCATCTGGACCTTAGCCGTATGTAGAATATGTTATAAGGTTGGCTGGGTTGAGGGTTTCAACACTTTCAAGAATGAATCATCCGTTAGTGAGGATAACATGACTGACCTTAACGCGCATATCAGACAGGAAGATACGGCATCCGGTGCTATTCGTAAGGAGTCTAAGAGGCTTCCTTGGGTGTGGCGACGTATCGCTGAGATTAACCGACGACAAGATGAAAGAAAATGAATCCTGACCAAGCCCTAATCGAATCAGGACTATACGCCAAACCCGAATGGGAGGAAGAAAATGAGCCTACTGACAGTCGCAACAGAAACCGCCAACATGGGGTTTCTGGAAGAATTCCGAAGCATCGTAACTGACCCTGCCCACATTCTTGCAGAAGGAGTATGGGAACTTGTTACAGGATTCCTCCTGTACCCTGTCGTAGTCAAAGTGTGGCATTACGCCATTCTTAAGCATGATAAAGAACATCACCATGAAACTAGGATATGATGCTACTCTATTACGTTATCAACTTCTACTGTGCAGCCCGACTAGATTGGTGCTATAATGTTCTCCTACCCTACGTTCAAGTGCAGTCATGGCCACGTTTTTACAACCTTCGGCGTTCATGATCATTGTTTGAAAGTAATTAACGGCAAACATTGTGATGGTATTGTAATAAGAGAGGCTACACAAGTATTCATGCAAGATGAAAAGAGAAAAACATGCCCATCACCATCGATGACTTCCCCGGCGAACCCGGCACCGCCACCATCGCCACCCTGCTCGCCCGCCCCGACGCCCACGACCTACGGGTGCACTCTGTCGAAGGCTACGACTGCGGCTACGACTCATGGAACGTCTGGCCCCCCAGCCTCATCGTCCACGTCGTCATCCCCGACCCGCCGCCACCCGCCGCCGTCGCCGCCCGCGAGATGGCGTCAATCTCAGTGAAGAACCCGCCCGGGCGACCGGCCCTGCTGATCCGTCTCAGCTACCGACGGTGGGTTGCCCATCCCCGGCTCCATTGGGCGAGTAAGTCGTTCTTCGATGAGGTCGGCCAGTGGGTCGCTCATCGTCCTGCCCACTGACGCTCATGCCACAGGCGGCGAAGGGCAACAGGCCACGGCTGGAGCGGGCTGACGAAACACAGTCGCATTGCGAGTCCATCGGGTGCCCCTGTTACAGCGGCCTTTGGGTGGTGAAGCGATGATGACTTGCCCAGCATTTAAACATGAAACTTATAGGAGAAAATATGAATAAGCAACAGTTTGATCTATCAACAGAAATCATTGAGTCCAATGGGGTAACAGCCGTTAGACTCAAGGCCGACATCGGTGGCAAGACGTTCTTTGCAAACGGAACAGCCAGACGTGACCCGGTGGACCGAAATGACCCTGAGATTGCTTACGGTCTAGCATACGGTAGGGCATTACGTCAGCTTGGTAGAGTAACTTTACACAACGCACAGGATAAGGTGCGGCGTGTCCAGCGACAGCCTGCTCCTGTCACCCCAAGTGGTGACAACCGAATTTCGATCAGCAAAGATGACCTGGATAGGCTTATGGGGTTCTCTCTAGCTTGGGGTTCAGAAGATGCTTTCGCTCTATGCAAGAAGCTGAGTAGTGAGTGAAATCCCTGTCCTGTACGCTCTCTGCGACTGCTACGTGTGGCCCATTCCATTAATCGAAGCGCAACATGAAAGCCGATGCGGAAGATGCAAGACAGTAGCAAAAAACCTTAGCCATATGATTTCTAAGGAAGAAGCATTGGAAATCTTCAAAGAAAAGCATGGCTCATATCCTGAGCCTATAGTATGAAGTGTCCCGAGTGTCAAGTTCCCGACCATGATACCTGTCCGATGAGGAATGGCATATGCTCATGTTGTATAGCTACAATGTGTCAAATGTTTGATGATGGACAACTCGGACCCACTTCTAAATACGAAGGAGATAAGCATGCCAACGCTAGAAAAAACCCCTAGACCAATCGTTGTCCGCACCAGAGAAAATGATGATCCAGAAGGGCGTATTTTACTGGACCTTACAGTGGAAGCTATCGGTGTCGGTGACGCTTGCCGTAAAGCCATAGCTTTAGCTGACATCAACTGTGAGCATCCTGACCCTGACGGGTACATTTTAGACGTTCTGTTCGTGACTGACCCTGACACTGGGGAATGGAAAGTGGATGCTTTCCGATACAACCCCGAAAATCCACCGGAGATTGAGGCTTAGAATGGTATTTATGGTCTTGCTTGTCTTGTGTTTAGCTGGTTCGATGTATGCGCTTGTCTATGCGTTGCATAATATAAACATAAATGGTAAAATTGGGATGGATAACATTGGACTCACTTTTGACACAACAGGTGCTAACCTTGCCAAGCTAAGAGAATATCCTATTATGAACTTAGCTGATTGGGATTTGGAGTCCTGATGACAGCGTATGATGACACATTCAAACCTGTACCCGATAGGAATGTACGAATGAAGTATCCGCCCAAAGGGTAGAAAGTCCGTTAAGCCGATAGAAACCTTCGCACTATCTGGCAACGACGAAACATTCATTACGAAGGCAATAGACCTGGCAAAGACACACACCAGCGGTGGCTCCTATGATATGGTTGCACTGTACGTTAAAGGATCAAGAATCATCGTCGGAAAGAACGACCTGATCCGACCTGCCACGACGATGAATGCATCGTATCCTGACATTGCAGGGGTTCACTGTGAACTGTCCTGCTACTACAAGAATCCACAGATGCGTGGTGGAACCATCTATGTGGCTGGACGTAAAGCATCATCTTCATCAATCATGATGAATTCGCGCCCTTGCCGGTATTGTGCTGCGCTGTTGCAGTCCACTCGTACTAACTGGATTGTGTTTGTCCAAGAAGGAACTTTTGTTAAGGCCAGAATTGAGGATTTGTAAATGCCTAAATATAAAGTCGTACTAACTGCAGCTAACTCTAACGCTCTCGGAGTAAAACATCACGAGGTTATCGTAGAAGCTGTTAACGAACGCTACGCTGAAGATGAAGGAAGAAACTCTTGGGCCACAGCAGGGCTAGATGTAGCCCCGCCTCTCCCTATCCAGAGTGTGGAAGTAATTCTACTAGATCCACTGCGTGACCTAAGCGAGTTAATAGCCGAACATGTTTTGGAACCCCATGACTACGATGGGTGCGACGTGTATTGCAAGTGCGGGTTCGGGAGTAACGAAAGCAAGGACGCCTTTCTTCCTGATGAGAAATGGGCGGCTCATCTCACTGAAATCCTAATAAATGCTGGCTTTGTCAAGAAGGTAGAATAAGTGGTACTAGACGATAGAGTTACTAGACAAGACGTGCAAGACCTTGTAGACCGAATGTATGACCATGGGGTCTTTGGCGAAATAGACATTCGCTGGGACTATTCAGGCAGAGGTATGTATGGTAAAACATGCGTCGGTTTCGTTACCGACGTATCCCCTGTGCTTTTTGGGTACACTATGGGTCAAGCAATGGCAGAAATGAACGATCAGCGGCGGTTCATGGACCAGTCACCCACATGGGAAGAGAATGATGTCCCACGCAGAGCAGACAGTATGGGACGAAGCACGATCTACTACTAGAAAGAAACAACATGCCTGCATACCCAGCAAGCCTTTTTCTGGATGTGCCAGAAGCAGCAAAAACAACCCCTAGACCCCAACAGAACTTCAAGTCAAGAGTAAGTTCCTACCCCTCAACAACATTCATGACATTCACCGACTGTATTCATGGTGATCACTCAGAATGTGTAGAAAAAAGGGAATTCAAAGTCAGCGTTCCAGGCAGACTGACCAATGTAAATTATGAATGCGACTGTGACTGCCACTACAAATACACACCTATAACCGATGGATACAAAAATTCCAAATGTCTTCAAAACTCACACGACGAATGCAGCGGGAACTTCTGCTCATGCTACTGTCATGGGCAAAAATACAGTCTGTCAGAAACATACGTATCACAGCAATGCGTGAGACGAGACCATGGTAAATGCGTATCGGGCAGGTTCTGCAAATGCTACTGTCACGTAGAAGGGATACAAAATGCCCGCTATAGCTGCTAAAGATTTCCTCCTGCATCCTTTGAACGGCACCACGCCTGCACGCCCATATGATGACGTAGGAACGTTTTCTATGTGTCTAAGTGGAAATCATACTGGGTGCCTCAGCGAAGTGCCAATCTTTGGGGTGGACCCCAAGGTCGGTATGTTTGTATGTGACTGCAAATGCCACGACGACTTTGATCTAGATGATTGCTACGAATTCTTCAAGTTCAGTGAATGCTTAAGTGGCTGGCACGAATACTGTCATGAAATTGACAACGTGGAAGAAGAAATGTGCTCATGCACTTGCCACGAAGACAGTGAACGAAACTTGATTCTTCAAGCATATGATGACATATGTGTAGAATTTGGGATTGATGACATCTCAGATTTTGAAACCATCAAAGCAATACTAATGGCACAGAAAGAAAACAAAGTGCTGGCTCAAGAGGGGCTAGCCCTATTAGAGACTATCCAGTCATGGTAAACCAAACAAAGGAAAACTATAATGCCTGACTTTTACCTTCCACCGGAAGCCGACAAGACCTACGCTTCCTACCGTCGAACCGTAGGGCAAGAGGTTGAAATGGCATCAGGTGCTGATGCTGCTGGCGTCTTGCATGCTGCAGGGCTAGCCCCTGACCGCAACCTTCACGGTTACGCTTGTTCCTGTCGTTACCGTGACACCTACCCTGTGCATCCCACTTCGGACTGCACGGCAGGCGGTGGTGAATTCATCATCGGTGGCTCTCGTGGAGTTCTGTTCGGATCGAAGACCTACTTCGATGCAACGAACTATCTTGCGGTAGCTTTGCAGCAGGTCCGTGGCACCCACAGCCGATCGGTGGGCATGCACACTCACGTCGGGGCCAGCGACCTCACCAATCAGCAGAAATGCCAGCTTATCAGAATCTACCTGAGATTCCAGGAGGAATTCTTGGAGTTGGCTGCGCTCAGTGACCGAGAGGTTCGTTCAAACGGCAACACCGAGCCTAGGCTGAACCAGAGCTACTACATCACCAGTCCTGATGTTTGGGAGTTGCCTGTTGCTGAGCTTTCCTTCCCTCTCCCCGGTCGCCCCACTCTAAACTTCGGTGGCCGAGGTGGACCTACCATCGAGTTCCGAGCCTGGAATGCTTCCCGAGTTGCCTGGCGTATGCATTTGGCAGCCGGTGTATCTTCTGCTATGGTAGAAGCTGCCAAAGCAGAGAAGCTGACTGTCCCCGGTGACGACTATACGCTTATCACTTTCCTTGAAGACATTGCCCCGCCTGATATCATTGGGCTGATGCATCGTCAGTTCAACTACCATAGGAGCCTGTAAATGCCTATTACTCTAGCTAGACCAGAACTTTATGATCCGTTTGGATTTCTTCTAGAAGAGGAACTTCCACAGATCATGACGTATGCCTTGCCTGACGATGGCGCTGGCGTAGTATCTTTCTTAACTTCATCACGTCCAACTGACGAGGAAGTTGAGGCCCGCCTGGAAGAGATGAGGCTAGCCGAGATTGCCCGTTCCAGAACAGGATGTTACTTCAACAACTGTAATGATCCAGTAATCTGGAGCGCCCGACTACTTGTTTCCCCATCTAATTGTCCAGGTAGAGATGGTCGCTGGCGGACCAATTACAGAGCCGAGCGTGTTTCACTGTGTTCCGAGCACGCAGTCAACTGGCATGGCGGCTTCTCTAACATGACACGCCAGCGTGACCGGCATCCGGCTATGCCGACAGATACGGTAGAGGTTCCTCATACAAGAGTCGATGGGTTCAGAGATGTTATAACGATGATCCCTAACCCCGGACACTATAGGCTAACTGGCCGAACCGGGTCATACCAAAATGTTCACATCTCCCGAGTCACTGAGCACAGTGTTCAGGTCGAAATCACTGATGACTCTGGTGCGCTAGTTCATAATTCAAGAGTGAACAATGATGATCGTGGGAGTGGAGACTACATCACAATACACCCTAGGCGCAACACGCTTAGAACTATCTGTCAAGTCGAGATGGAAGCTGCAAGAGCATGGGGCCAGCATCATGGACGTGACCCCCTAACCCATTATGTCCTTCGCTCTGAAAGTTCCAGGGCTGCAGGCATGAGCACAAACACTTTCCGTACAATCTATAGGAGAATAAACAATGCCGTGTCGTGATATTAACTGTGATGACGAATACTGTGATGCTGACGACTACTATGAGGACGACTACTATGAAGATGACTACTCCGAGGGAGCGGGCCGAGTGATTTGCCGTTCATGTAATGAAGAGGACAACCTCCTTGATATCCTAACAGAGACAACGTACTGCCAGTGCAGAATCCCCCCTGGAACAATGTATATCAAGGTAGAAACCCCACTGGCAACGCTGGTGGCCAATAAGCCTAGTGAGGAAGCGTGGCCGGTCGTGCCACCCGATGAGGTTAAGCCGAAAATCCATTCATGAGGAAGCTTTTCGTTTACGGAACCTTAAGGCCCGGAATGGCTTTATATCCGCTACTAGCAGACGTAGTAGTAAAATCTATTCCTGCAACTATTGAAGGTGAGCTTCACTCTTTCATGGGTGGAGCTTACCCGGTTGCATTCCTAGATAAGCCGGGAGTAATTAAGGGTGATATCCTAACATGTTTAGAACATGGAGGCACACTTAACTCAGTGTGCGCTATGGAAAGACGTGCAGGATACACGGAAAAGCTCGTAGATGCCACTACAGAGGATGGTAGAATCATTGAAGTCATGGCATTCGACTTCACTGAATACAGATTTATGGGTACGGATTGTGCAGTCACTTCCGGTGACTGGAAACAGTTCTGTGCCGAGAATCGCTACTATTGACATTTAGCAGAACATCTGCTATACTGATATAAATAGTGCGTCAACCAACGTACTTCAACTTTAAAAAACAAATCCATCTAAAGACGATGGTAAACTCAGAAAGAGGGTGGTCCTCATTTGTGGGATCGCAGGAATTAATCTATCAGATCAAGACGCAGGCGTCATCGACGCCGCTCAACTAGCCAAGAACCTACTTCTTGGAATCCAGTCCCGAGGCCGAGACGCCTCAGGAGCCGCATGGTACGACACTGACGGTGTGCTAATGATCCAGAAGGATGCAATGGCAGCCACCAGCTTCGTAGAACAGCTTGACCTACCGAGTGACGCTCGGAATGTCATTCTCCATACAAGGATGGCTACCCAGGGTAGCCCCGAAAACAACCACAACAATCACCCGATCATTACCGGCAACATCGTTGGTGTTCATAACGGAGTTATGCACAACGACTACAACTTGTTCCAGAAGATCGGCCCAGGTAGACGAATTGCCCAGGTAGACACGGAAGCGATCTTTGCTGCCATCGCCTATGGGCTAGAGAAGGACTCAGATGGCAAGCATCTGATCGCCGGTTCCATTCCAGAAATCCTTAACGAGATTTCTGGTTCTGCTGCAATTGCATGGCAGGAAATTGATGGGAATCCCACAACGTTCCGTGTAGCCAAAATCTCTGGGTCCCCGTTCGTGTTTGCCCAGACTCCCGGTGGGTCTTTCATCTTCGCTTCTGAAGCTGAAATTCTCAACAAGGCTGCTGCAGCTTCAGACGTGGAACTACTGTTCGTTGACTCATTGACTGACGGTACTTTGATGGAGATTGACGCTGGCAAGATCGTGGCAGTCAATACCTGGGAAGACAAGACGCCTACCAAGAAGACGTACACCACTGGATCAGGCTACGTCAATCGATCTACCAACACTCCGACTCAGGGCACTCTGCCTGTTACTACAACTGGCAGCGACGAGTCAATGACTGAAATCATCGCAAAGGTGATGTCAGATTCTTCCTTTCATTCCCTTGCTGCCTCCCATGGGACGGTTGTTAACCATCTCAGCGAAGGCACTTACGTCGGGAATGGCAAATACGACGAAGAGTATGTCGAACGTGAAGCGTCTATTGATAGGTTCATGAAGCATATCAGTGACGAGCCTGACACTGTGATTGACACCGTTCGGGACCTTCACGGCTTCGTTCGCCCTGGCAACTGGGTGATGACAGGCGTAGGCAATGTCCCCATCGTTGGGCAGATTGTTTCCCTACCCCAAGCGTTCCCCTACGGAGAATACATGATCAAGGGGTACTTCCCGATCAACAAGTATGATGACTTCGACACTGTTCTAGTCTCACGAAGCAACGAAGATTTCATTGTATTCAATCAGGCAACACAATACATCCTTGACTCTGGGACTAGTCTAACAGCAGAGATGCTCAACACGTTCCAGTTGATCCTAGAGGATCTAGGAACCTATGTGGACTCAAGTGAGGACAAGTATGTGAGAACTTCAACTGGCAAGGATTACGTAGTGGGACCTGACAAGTCCCTTGTTCCAGTGAACTAAGGAAAAAATGACAACTGTACAAGTAACCGGAGCCGTCGTAGGATCGGCACCCCAGCGGCGATCGACTATCAGAATAGTCGTACCTGTCAGAAAAAAGCTCCCTGACGGACTAATCCAGCATTCGACCTATTCCGTGCCGCTTCCCGATTACATCAGCTTTTCTGAATGGTATGATCTAGTTGAAGAAGAAGTATCACGGCTACGTCACAATAAACAGTGGAAAGACTCTCCATGGATTGAAATTTCCAATAAGGCCAAGGAAAAGCTAGGCAAGCTTCTTATTCATCTAGAGAAAAACCCTAACGATGTTGCTGCTGGCATAGCTTTTCATAACAAGGTTAACAGATACCTTAGTCTACATAAAGCACGAGAGAATAAGGTAAGCAGAAGCTATACAGCACCACCAAAGGAAGTTGAAAAGCTCCCTGGATGGAAGCTAACAACCTTCCCTATTAGCCAAACTGGTGCTGCACTAATTCACTCCATTATTGGGACTAGAGAAGAAGCTATCAAAAAGGCTGAAAAGGTACACAAGGAGCTAGTGGGTAACACGGTTCTGATCGGCTGTAAAAGGATGGAGCCTGTAACCTTAACTAAGCCAGACACTAAAAGCTACTACTACAACTATGGGATGTGGGACTATTGACCACTTTTGGAATGGAAATCGAATTTCAGGACAATGCTGAACTTCTCGTAGAGAAGACGCACATGCTTTACCCTGAGCTTCTGCCCTCAGATTCATTACACTCATACCACTGTGACTGCAACAACTGCATGAGTCGCACTGTGACCCTAAGAGCGCAACGTGACTCTAGTTGTTCTGGAGAGCTAATCACAAAAGTCTTCAACGAAAACGAGTTCTCTGAATTTGTAGAGGTTCTAGACTGTCTTCAGGAAGTCGCTGTCGAAGTTGACGCTGTGCCTGGAACAAACGCTGGCGTTCATGTTCACGTTGTCCCAGTTACAGAAAACTTTCTACAGTGCCATGAGTTATTATGGCAGTTTATGCGGTGGGAGGATGCAGTCATCCGGCTGGCTAATGGAAGATTCCCTGGCCTCCGTCCGATGAATACGTCAGTTCAGGAATCAAACCTGTATAACCTTCACACCCTATGGTACGATTATGCCCCAGAGGGGGAAGCTAGGAGAAGAGAGCTATCCGGGTTCAGTGAGTACGTTAAAAAGATTGACGCCCTGCCCAGCACCTTAGAGGTCGAGGTTGGTCAGCCTAGAGGGGCAACTAGGGAATGGTGGCTAGCTAACCTATTCAACAATCATTATGAAGCGGACAGGCACTCGAATCTTGCAATCCGCACACGTCACGACACTTGGGAGTTTAGAGTGTGGAATTCTACACGCTCAGCTTGGCGTTGGGAAATGTATGCCAAAATGTCTCTGTTGTTAGGGAACTACGAGTTCATGAGTAACCTGAAAGACGTAGAGGTGCCCTCAGACCCGGACGAGGCTCTTGCGGTCCTTCATCCTCTAGTTGGCGCAAGAGATGAACGACTTGGGGAGTTGATGGGTAAGCAGATTGCATATCAGAATAGTGCAAACTATGGGTGGACTGATTTCTATCAGGTTAGCAGGTAGATATGCCACGTAACTACACTTTTACTACAACTACCCCACATGATTTTGCCCTCTCTGCATCTGCCATAGATGAGCAGCTTGAGCGTCTATTAACCCTACATCCTACGACAGAAGAAAGAGCGTATTATATGCCAACAACAGCACGATCTAGAACTAGAGCCGAACAGGCAAGCGAGCTTTTACAGCGCAGAGTAAACCAAACAATCCTGTCATCGGCTACTGATATTGAACATCCCCCTAGGCTGCCAGACCTGCCACAAGACCTCAACCTTGTGACATGCACCTACAATTCCGACAGGTCATCATACCTGCAGTACGCCTCCCAAGCGTACTCGTTCTTTCGACAGACAGCTAGCAGGTATTCCCCAGCTACGCTAAACGCAATTGCGTATATCTCAGACAATGCACACGATGGGACAACCGCTGACCTGCCGCAAATATCTGTAGCCCAAATCCCTTACCACTACGATGATGAATCCGAAATAAAGTTTGGTGGAATCATTGGCATGCGAATTTCTTGGCCGGGGAAAACTGTCCTTACAGTTCACCCCCAGGTTCGTAGGTCTGGCATTGGGACGTTACTTGTATCTGATTCCTCTACCCCGCTTAAGCTCTGGGTTGGGCGAACGAACATTGCTGCACAGATTTTCCTCCTATCCAGAGGGTTCTATGCAGAAGCTTTCAACCGAAACGGAGCGGTCCTTTACAGCAGGAACTCTGACGACGCAGAAGGGTCTTGATCGAAATCAATGAGTCAACTATTGAACCGGAATTCGTTTTTGAGATAGATGCATACAAGGTAGTCGAAGGGGACTTCATCGTCCACAAAGACGAGATAATGTATGTTGAAGATGTCGAGAAGCTTGAAAACACTCCACTCCCGACTGTAGCTATTTCGGCTAAAGGTCCTCATGGGCACAGGGATGTTATGTTTTTTCATTTCGATGAGGGCGTGCAAATCTATTGTCCTAAAACTGATGACTACGATGACATTAAAGACAGAGAAGGCTACCAGCAGTTCGCAGATGGCGGATATGATGATGAAGAGGATTACGATATGTTCTGGAATAATAGACATGGATGGGACTCTTATCATGGATACAGGTCAGTAAAGAAGACTTATTCCCCTGTGATGCCGGTTCCTCTTCCTGCTTCAACTATTCTTAGTAACGTTAAAGACATATTCAGGAGACAATAATGATTGTTGTTCATCAGGAACCACTCATTCAACTTCGCCGTATCCGAAGCAACGGAGCGGGTTATGACGCTTGGAACCTCTGGGCTTGGTCTATCCTAGATGGGGACCGCCGAACGGGCGGAACTTTCGAAGGAGCTATCTCCCCTGCACACGCAACCCGAAAACTTGCCCGCATTGTGCGCCGACCGAACCGCCAGATCTGGACCCAGGTTTCTAACGATGAGATGAGATACAAATGACAACATGGTGTTGTGACATAACAAAAGAAGAAAGCCCACTAGCCCATAAAACCTTCGAGCACCCCAACTGGTGCCCGCTTTCACCTGACTATGTTCCCGCATTCAAAGAATACTACAAGTCGATAGATGAAGAGTGGTATAACAAGAAGAAGTACAAAATCAGTAAGCTACCTGCCCGAGTCTTGTGGAAAGGCGATGTTTTAGTATCAAAGAAGAATCAAAGATGGCTGGTCGTTGGTAGAGAAGTAGACGACGCTCTCATCTGGGTTAATCTAAAGAACATTGATGTAAGTTATGACAACTATAAGTATGGATGCTTCGACAAGGAAGAAGAAGTTAGCATGATTATAAAGCCGTCAGGACTTAAGACTAAGACATTACGGCGAGCATATCCTGCTAGACCTGCCAGTCATCTACTTATTGAGGCTCTAACTTTGAATGAAAAACTCCCTGAAAGAGTTGAATCATGGGAGAAAGCATACTCTAACCCAAGAAAGATTTCTAGCAAATAATGGCAGACACAAATACATCTTTAAAAGAAGTAGCAATAATGAAAGCATCAGAAACAGTAAAAGTATCTACAGTACAGTTAGAGAGAGAAAGTTCCAGGCAAGGCAGGGAAGAGCTAATTAAGCTTCTAGCAATTGACGCCCTTCTTAAGTTGTTGGACTACGGTAACTGTGAACTAAAAAACATTAATCTAGTTCATTCAGGAATGCCTGAATTCGTAGACGACGCATGGGTTGTACCGCAAGTAGAGGTTCATATTGAAGCGGATACGGTTCCTATCGTAATGACACGGCATGCCACAATGGCAACCTCCACTGAGGCAGCCTGGCATTACTTCTGTCACGGTGAAGCATTCCTTGATATTGCAGAATTGGGATCTATACTTATAGGCCAAATGGCAGAGGAAGATTAGTGCATATACTGTATGCGGATACGGCATGCTTTGGATTCACCCTCCGTAATGCAATAGCTCGTGGAGATAGACCTGCTTTAGAGGCACTAAAGAAAGAGCTTGACACTACTGATAGAATGAATCATAAATACTCAACAGTACGTTGGATCGAATACGAAAGTGATTAAATGCCTAGAGCGCACGTAGCAAACTTCACAATCCAGCTAGGACCAATCAGCCTGACTGGAAGACTATTCAATATCACCCTACCGAACCGAAACGAATACCGTGAATTCGTTTCAATCGCACCCGACATTGAACCCCCAACGAGGGTTCAGCAAGTGTATCAGACGCCCGAAGGCACAGGCTCATGGACCCGAGGACAATTAGCTCGGGCACGTGTTGTCCTTAATAATGAAGGCGAAGAAGAACTAGTCAAGGTGTCAGTAGAAGATGTTGCAGAAGTAAGGACATCAACTCTACCTGAGAACGTTCTACGCACAACCATTCATCCACGTAAAGAAATTGAAGGATCAACATTCTTTGCGGAAGGCTCATATGTGTTCGTGCCTAACATTGCAGACGAATATCATGGCCTAGTTTTAAAGATGGTTTCAGACTCAGACAAGGCATTCGTTGGCATGTGCAAGGTACGTACCACAGAAGGATTCTGGCGGCTAACAACATGGCGCAACCAGATTGTAGTACAGAAACTGCTGTGGCCCGATGAGGTAACAGAACTTGAAGGTGTGAGTGTGGAACTTCCACAGGAACATTACGATGCAGCCATGCAGATGATTGACCGTGTAACAGTAGACTTTGATGCTTCACAGTACAGAAACGCATACCGTGAACGTTCTGAACAGTTAGACGCAGAGCTTAGTGGTTCTGAGTTGCCACGAGAGGCCCCTACAACACCCGTAGACAGCCTCCTGAGCATCCTTGAAGGGTTCGGTGCCTAATATGATTAAAAGAGCTGTTGGAGATAAGGTTATCCATAGACCTTCTGGATTTACTGGCAAGATAGTAGACATCAACCAAACACTTGTTTATCTGGTGGAACTAGATAATGGGGACTTAGTTGTATCGCTTTCAACTGCCATCAAATCATTAGAGGGGGAATAAAATGACATTAACATGGGAAGAAGCCCAAGACAAGTGGGCTAGGCATCAGGTTCTAACTATCAAGAAGCCACAGGCTGACTTTGAAATCACCGGAGTAGAGTTTGGGAACTGTGGCCCCTATGAAATGAGTGAATACACCTGGGGCTACGATTCTCCCAATGTTGTTATTAGTTACAAGGCAAGCCGGAAAACTTACAGTCTAACAGTAGATGTATCTTTCGAAACGCTCATAGCTCAGTTACTAGAAATAGGAAATTCGTGACCGAATACGACGAAATCTGGCGTACCCCATATGAAGAGACGGAAGGACTTTATCCTGGTCTTGTAGTACATGACGGCAGAATGGCTGGATCAATTACAGCAGGAAAATCAAGGCTGCCGCTATGGGCTATTATTACTGCTGACTGGGATGAGGTTAGCAGAATCTGGCCGTCCACGACTGATTATATTACAGAAGAAGAATTGTCAACCTTTCTTCATTCACTACTTGGATTGCGTGGAGAGTTCGCCAGGCTGCTGTTAGTCTTGGCCAATCAGCAAAAACTATATATGGAAGATGGCCTTGATGATTCTGAATCATGGTGGGAGTCAGATTCAAAACAGATTGTAATAGATCAACTTAAACGATGCTTGGAGACTTTAGATGGCTGAACAAGACTTAATTCGTACCGAACTAACTAGTCTTAGAACACTAACAAAAGATGATCTAGACGCAGAAATCGATGCCCTAAAAAAGTATGCATGGTTTACTTTTTTTGAAAAGAAATACTATGAAGCCGTGTGTGCAGAACGTACATATCGTATTCCATGTGAAGCAGTAGTCTTCTGCGGGCCAGGTCATCAGTCAACAGCGAAATGCGAACAACGAGGGCCACATAAGACGCATTATGTTTCTTTTGTTATTGGACCTGATGGGTGCTCAATGGAATGGACAGACGATGATATCGTAGATTTACCAAATGGTAAACGAGGTGTGTTTAGTTGAGAATTCTTCTAGCAGGCGACCTGCATGGACAACTAGACTCAGCCAGTCAAGTTATTGAAGCCGCAACAGAAGAAAATATTGACCTAATTATTCAATTAGGGGACTTTGGATTCATCTGGAAAGACGATGACCTCAGCAAGTTCAACAAGCTAAATGACATGTTGACAGAATCCAAGAAGACAATGTTCTTCCTAGACGGTAACCACGAAAACTTTGACCTGCTAAACAGGTTAGGTGCAAACACAGAAAATTTGACAATCACACAACTTCAAAGTAGAGTCTACTACCTACCCCGAGGTTACAGATTTAACATAGACGGCGTGAAATTCATGTCGTTCGGTGGAGCAACATCTGTGGATCAAGATTCTAGAGTACACTTTATCTCCTGGTTCCCACAGGAAGCCATTACAGACGTACAAGTACGTAAAGTCACAGAAGAACCAGTAGATATTCTATTAACACATGACTGCCCTGAACTAACCGGCACCTTGCGAACATATTTAAATCAGACAGAATTTACATGGCCCGATAGGCTAATCAGGTCATCATGGGGCAATCGAATGAGACTCTATGAGATTTACGATAAAGTGAAACCTAAAATTCTAGTCCATGGACACTATCATTACTGTTACAAAGATAAATTACAATACGGTGACTTGTATCGTTATAAAGATGAAATACAGTACGGTGATGTGTATGGTCTAGGGTGTGATGGTGTGCCTAACTCAATGGCCATCTTGGACACTAAAGATCTATCTATTAAAGGACAATGGGCATGACCGTTAGAAGCCGGGCACAGCAGAATGCATTAAATGAGATTAGCAACTATGGCCCACCAGAGGGACCGGAATACAGAGGCTATTCGTCCAACACTTTACTAAGTTTATTACGTCGTGGCGACCTCATTCAGAAACAGATCTACACCTGTCATTGCCAACACAGATCCTGCCTGCATGAGAGCTAAGATTTATGTGTATGCCCTAAGCGAACGTCAATTTAGTGAACGCTACACGATTTAGGAATGCTATGAAAATTAAACTGAACGACGACATTAGAATCAAATCCAAACTACAACATCATGAGCCAACTCTGCTGTTCCAAACAGCATGCTTAGCTATCGAAAAGTACATTAAAGATACAGGTGGAGACTCACTAGACGGAACACTAGCTTCCATCCTAGAAGAACTAGAAGACAAGAACCTGCCCAGGGAACCAATGTTCCTTAGGTTAGTCAAGTCAGAACGTCCAGTGGAGGTAGAAGATGACTGCCCAGCTTGACCCCGATCCAAATACTATAGCAGGAATCTTATTAGCCGTTTCTAGAAAACACTTCCCTTCCTGGCTATGGGACAATTGCGTGTGCGGAGAGTCTGATAATAGTGGGTTACATCTGTACCATCAATACGAGTTAGCAATTCAGGCTGCACTTCTAGACGGGTCAATCCCACCAGAATCTTGGGCCACTGATTCTCAAACTTTACAGAAAATTGCTAACCGATTCGGTAACGCTGCCGTTAACAAAAGGATAGAAGAAGCAATAGCTTTTGATGCGGCTATACAGAAACGTAGGGGAGAAAATGTTTAAAGTCGGAGACAAGGGTATATGAAAATCTCAGATAGAATCCGTGATTTAAGATACGGAAAATTCATAGGCACACGTAGGCTCTACGGGGACCCCAATCATCTCCCCTCATATGTTGGAACATACTTTGTGTTCAACCGGAAGACTATCTTTAAGTCTAAACATGATCTAAAATGTGACTGGTTGCATGACAGAAGAAAGTTCCTTGACTTGGAAGGCAAGAATCTGCTGTGATGGGCAATCACCCTCGACTGCCACAGCCAGGCTGCACTGAGCCAGGAATTGATGGGGTCGTTGTGGCAAGTATAACTCACTCTGACGATGAGCGTGGAGAGTTTCACTTAGTGTTATCTGTAGACCCGTTAATGCCAGGCTCATACTATCGAGTGGCTGTATATGAATATTTAGGTAGCAGATGGGTTTTACGATGGGACGTATGCAATTCTGCGTATCATGCGCATCGGATCGGTGATATATGCCGAGGGGGCGGACGTTTCCCGAATATCGTCCCAGCCGTTCGTGCGTATGAAGATTATGGAGGTGAATGGTGATAAACGTTGAAGATGAAAGGTTAACCCAGGCTGCACTGCTAGAAAAACAGGCCAGGGAACTTCGTAGAGAAGTTGAAAACGATAAATGCGCTACCATTAGAGCGTTACTTAATGAGGCCAAGGCCCAAGCTGAGAAGCTAAAAGAAGGCCCCTCCTTATACCAAGGTGACCATTGGTCGCAAAAAGACGAACTGCTTCGATCAATTGACGGAGCAATCAACAGTTGTCACAACTAAAAGGAAAGCAATGAAAACACTCACAACTAACAAGAGCGAACAACGTGGACTGCAGGGCTACGAAGCTGGCCTCATAGCTTATGACCTAAGTGACGAAGAAATTCAAGAAAACGATGGGGAATCCCCAGCCGGTTTCTATCTTAAGATAGTACCACGCCGTTACCCTGGATCAACCCTAGCAACAACCATTGAAATTCAGTTCGAAAATAACCATGAGTTAGAGGATCTTATCGCTATCCTAACCAGAACAAAAGAGCAGCATGAGGCATATGTAAATATGGTTCAGTCTCGTAGACTATTACAGAAAGTAGCATTATGAACAGATACCTAATTACAACGTTTGAAACAGACGACAACCGAGTCAACTACTCAGTCACTGACATAACAGGACGAGAAGTGCCAGACAATCATAGCAATAAGATCATTACACGATCAGCTATCTTTGCAACCTCAGAAACTGAGGCACTAGCTCTACTGCTTGCCCTTTCAGTGCAGGTAAACGTATACAAATCAGAGGGTTAAGTGGCCACACCGCGTTTCACGGACGAACGTTTAGCAGAACTACTGCACTATGCGGCAGAACTGGCAAGAAACGGACAATGGAAAGAATCTATCCTTGTCAAAGATGCAGTAGACGATCTGCGTGGAATTCCGGTAGACCCAGGCGGGCAACATACTAATTCAAACTATCTCAGGCAGAATAATGAATCGTAAAGAAGTTGATGCGATATGGACTCTTATTAGTGCAGCCAGTGCCTGGAAACGTATCCTAATGGATGAAGCAGATTACGAAGACGAAGGTGGCGAGCAGATCACAGAGGCCATACAGACAATGCGTGAATCGTTGAAAAAGAATAATGACACATAGACCAACTTCATGGTCTGACTATATAGGACAAGAGAGTCTTAAAGACAGACTGCAACTCCATATCCAATCATCGTTAGAACGTGGCGTGAATCTACCACACGTTCTACTAGTCTCTGGTCCTGGAATGGGCAAGACAACGCTGGCCTCGATCATCTCCAATGAGATGGGGCAACCGTTCGAAAACTTCATCATGCCACTTAAGCCAAGAATCCTAGAACGTGTGGTAAAGAACCAGGAAGGTGTTGTCCTCTTTGACGAAATCCATAGAAGCAACCCGAGACAGCAGGAAAGTCTACTAACATTCATAGAAGATAACTATTACCTTGACGACAGAGGTAATAGATGGGACAATAACAATCTTACAGTGGTAGCCGCTACCACCGAAGGTGATAAAATCATTCGGCCATTGTATGAACGGTTCAAAAATGCAGGAATTCTCCCTACCTTCGACCCCTATACCCAGCAAGAGATAATGCAAATCATTTCTAATGGGATGAAAAAAGAAATGCTATATATGAATGAGGTGGACTTGGAATTGCTGGCGAAAGCTTCTCTTGGTGTCCCTCGAAATGTCAATGGCTTTATTTCAGTCGCTAGAGATTTATTCTACCAGAATGGGAATTCGCCTTCTGCTTTAGAAATTCTAGATGCACTAAGAATAACAGAGACAGGGTTATCAGTAGAACACATCAGGTATCTTAAAAACTTACTAGCTGCCGGTGGGCAGGCCGGATTGGAACTTATGCAAATGATGCTGAGTATCCCAGAAGGCGCTATAGTCCAGTTAGAAATTGATCTGATCAGGCAGGGGCTTATTGAACGTCAAGCCAGAGGTAGAGAGATCACAGCCCTCGGCGCTAGGCTAGCGAGAGACGTAGAGGTTTAAAGATGGTAATAGTTAAAGTGTTGTACCTGCTTATTGCAGTCGCATGGTTTGTATACTGTACATTTGCATTTAGGAATAGATTTTCAAAATCCCAACCCGGAAATGCGGTAGGTGGGCTTATCTTAATTTGGGCTATGTGTATGGCTTGGCCTATCACAATGATCTATGCTTCTAGAAGCGAGTTGGGCAATGATATCTGATTGGGCACTTGCACTTTACAATGACAACGCCGAATGGGATAAGTTTAGCTCATCAGTGAAACCCCAATGGGGATACAGCGCCCTATTCTTTTTACTTAAGGGGCTTAAAGACCAGGATAATATCCTAAAGTTCACGATGGCAAGCAGGCATGGTCCGCTAGTGTTATTTATAGTATGCGCTGACGGTAAACTTGCCAGAGTAACGTATGATCCACTAGAAAAAGGTAACGAGAAGTCCTATTTTTGCAGGGTGACTGAGAAAGGTAACCCTGTGCCCATCTGGGTGGGTAGTGGTTTATCCGAAATCATTGAAGTAATGAAAGAGTTGACAGCATGAACGGTGACATTAAATCCGCAGAATTGAAAGGCTCAGGGGTACGATATATTTTCACTGATGGCACTTTCAAAGACATCAAAAACACATATGAATGTATCGTTCATAGTCAAAGGTATGCTTACTGGGCGGGCATCGCGGCAGCATTAGATTCTCCAGAAATGCCTATGAGAGCCAATGTCAAGAATATCGAATTCTTCTTTAACGGCTGGAATGAAGTCCAATATACTCGTGTTGACGAACAAGATAAGACCGAAGAATTAGAAGCAATTGACGCAGAAGCGTTAAAAGCATATAATGAAAAGACTGAAGAAGAAATTAGGATTAGACATGGCTAATGACCCACTAGAGAAGCTACGCATTCTGCAGAAACGCATCAAAGAACTTGCTGCCAAGCACGGATTTGAGTTGGGTGGGTTGGCTATCATTCCGAATGAAGATCCTGACGGTGGGGACACGGCGCAGGTCGCTTTGAAGTTCTCTCCCGCAGATGAGAATGTTGTAGTATCTGATCCTGATCTTGAAGCTGAATTCATGAGTATTATCCAGGGTGGCTTTGCACAGGCTGCAAAGGCAGACGACGGTAAGAAGCGCCAAGAAATCATGGATGAAATGAAAGACTGGTTTAGCTAATGAAAATAGAAATGTTTGTGGCAGGAGATAACAAAACTGATGCGCTTAACAGCGAGTTGTTTATATTTCACTCTAACGCAGAAGACTTTGCTAATAAGTATATGTTATCGAATGTATATAAAGTTACATTCGAGCTTACTGAGGAAAACCTCAGTAAAACGCAATTACAATTCATAGACGCCGAAGATCCAAACGATGTGGATTAGGAATCTTCGTGCCCGTAGAAGTTGGGGACGAGCCGAGAAGATCATGACTTACATGGTTAAACATGGCATCACTGAAATGAAGTTTGAAAGAGACGACGCCAATACATTTGATTGCGTCATTAAATTTGGTGATTCAGATGGACCGTGGAGTATTCTTGAACTAACTGACCATAATAACATCAAAACTGATTTCTATAAATTCTTTGGGGTGGGATGGTAATAAATGCTAACTTTACAAAATGGCAATAGCGGATAGACAATTAGCCTGGAATGATCTTCAGCCATGTGGCAAACAAAAGAAGCACAATTGGGACGGACGCCTCTGTCTCAGATGCGGATTCAAAATCCATAGGCGAAAGAAGATATCTCAGACTAAAATCAAAATCCTAAAAGAACAGCAGGATAACAAATGTTTCTACTGCAAACAAGAACTTAACGAAGAAACATTAACTGTTGACCACAAGACCCCCATTAGCAGACAAGGTACGGATGCTATAGAAAACTTATGCCTAGCCTGCAAGAAATGCAACCTAGAGAAGAATAACTTAACGTTAGAAGAGTTCAAAATGCATCTTCCAATGCTCGCAGAATCCATGGACAAAGAACGACTAATGGAACTAGTCAGCGATAACTCATTCTGCTTTCAGCAAAAAGTTGACGGAGACAGAATGATAGTCGAGGTTGACAACGGAGCGGTTACCGTCTACAATAGGGATGGTAAAGAATACACTCGCCAGGTAAAAGTTTTACGTCCTGTGATTAAAGAGTTCTCGAATCCAGAATTCTTTAAAGGTGTATGGCTATTCGATGGTGAATATATTAACCGCAAATATTATGTCTTTGATCTAATCAAAGTGATCAACACAAACGGTGTTAATATCATTCAAGACGCCACTTACCATATGAGATTAGACTGCCTCAACACGATCTTCAATCATTGGGCACCTAATCACATCATGCAACTCCCTTCGCATCTTACCTCCAAGGATAAAGAAGATTTCTTAGATAAGGTTGACGCATCTAATTCAGAAGGCGTAATTGCCAGACGAATGACTGCTCCATACCAGTCAGGTGCAAGGACAACGAACTTACTTAAGTTTAAGTTCGTTGAAACGGCTGACCTAAGAGTGACCGGCATTAATGAACAGGCAAGTATTTCCCTAGAGTGTGCTGACGATATCCCCATCGGTAATTGCACTATGAGCGCAACTAATCTTCGTAGGGTAAAGATTGGTGACATCGTTGAGATTCGCTACTTATATGTAGGGAAAAGTAATCGGCTATATCAGCCTGCGTTCATGAGAATCCGTAATGACAAGTCGGAACCAGATCCTTTTGGTTCACTTAAGCTAGTAAATAAGGATGTACTGGTATGACCTATAAAGATTTAGCTTGGGCTTTCGAAGGGGCCGTGGGTAAAGTGAATAATATCTTGAAGGCCGATGCTTTAATCGCAGCACTAGCTCGTATCATCACCACTACGATGTGACAAATGCCAAGAAAAGACGGATCGAAACATTCAAAACAATACAAAAACCATTCTAAGGGCAAAAAAGCTAAGTATGCATCATCCAAATGGGATGCACTCAACTTTGGTAACTCACTACAAGACCTAAAAAACTATCTGGATAAAGGGAATAACAATGATCCAGAGGCTCTAAAAGTTTTCCTTGCCAAAGGGCGACCATATGATGTATACTGTAAGATAGGTGACGTTGAAATAAACTTGAACGTTGTAGCGTTTAACCCCAGGGATGCTAGAAGTAAAGTAATTAATATGCATGCCATAAATAAACAACTCAAAGTTCTAGCCGTATGTAGCGGTGGAGAAAACTGGACAACACTCGTATGAAAGAAGCTAAATGACAACCTTAACAGATAAGTTCTCTGCTCTAGAAGCAGACCTAAACGAAAGCGTTTTCGAACGTCAGCGTGAAATTCATGCAATGCTGAATGCTCTAGTTTCACAGAAGCATTTCTTCATGATCGGCCCGCCCGGTGTAGGCAAGTCCTATATGATTCGTGAGTTAGTTGATCGTGTAGATTTCTCAGACTCTCACCTAGACAATCCTTACTTCCAGTGGCTGCTAACAAAGTACACTACCCCTGAGGAAGTGCTCGGCCCGCCTTCTATTGTTGAAATGGAGAAAGGTAACTATGTTAGGGTAACTGATCGCAAGCTTCCAACCGCTGCTATTGCGTTCCTAGATGAGATTTTCAAGGCCAACTCGTCTATTCTTAACGCCCTGCTAACCATCTCCAACGAGAGACTGTTCTTCAACGGTGCAGATGAGGAACGTGTGCCGCTATCCTCCATCTTTGCGGCCTCCAATGAGATGCCCGCAGATGATGGGCTATGGGCGCTTTGGGATAGATTGCATTTTCGGTTTAACGTAGGCCCACTTCACGAGCCTGGGAACTTCATTCGGATGCTTGACACCCACAACAGCACAACACAGAAGGATGTAGAGAAGTTTCTGACTTGGAATGACATCCTGGAAGCACAGGAAGGCGTCAAGCAGGTAAAAATCTCAACAGAGATTCTAGAAATCATGCGTGCCCTTCGTGACGACCTTGCAGCTAAGGGCATTGAGCCGTCTGAGCGACGGTTCGCTGAATGTCTGCCGATCATCCAGGCTGAGGCTTATCTGAACGGTCGTGATGAGGTCGAAGTAGATGACCTACGTATTCTACGCCATGTAATGTGGGGTCGGCCCGAAGATGCTAGAGTGGCTGAGCGTGTTATCCTAGAGCTAGCTAACCCTCTAGAGAAGGAAGCCCTAGATATTCTAGAGCGAGTGGAGAAGCTGGATAAGGATCTTAACAAGGTTCTGTCTGATGCAGATAACGATAACCAGGCTGCCAGTCAGTCAGTGGAAATCTGGACGAAGCTTAAGAAGGCCAAGATCACTCTTAAGGAACTTCACGCTAAGATCGAAGAGTCAGGCCGCAAGTCCGAGATTATTGATCTTGCTGACGCAAAGGTTAACGAGGTTGCTACTCGGGTAATGAAGGACGGATTTAAGGGAGAGCTATAATGGGGGTAGCTGAAAGGTTCCTTGCAGATACATGTAGTTCCCTTCTATACCTACTTGACCGAGGCGAGTTTAATGACGAATTGGCTGACGTACGGGAGCACATTCGGTACACTAATGTCACGGAACTTGATTCTATGCATGTAGTCTACGCTGGGAGAGAAATAGAAGTTACAGCTAGAGACTTAGGTGCTCATGTCCACACTTGGGTTTCTTCTAAATATGGAGATAAGTGCAGTGTATGCAGGGCATTAGATGATGAGTAAGGCTGAGGTATTAGCAGAAGCTTTTATGGAGAAGTACGGTCTAATTAATTGTGGTATGCTTGTTTGTATCGGCCCCAGAGAATATCGTTCTGATATACAAAAAGCATATAATGAGGGTTACAAGCAAGGGCAAGAGTTAGTTAATAGAGCGGAGAGATAGTGAGTGATTTCCTAAGAGGATTCTTAAACAACAACAAACAGTCACCCGATGAGGCCAGCAAAAATGCTATCATCCGTGACAAATGGGATGAGGAATCCTACCAGTCAATCCTCAAAGAAATGAAGGCACTCCGTAAGTCCGAAGAGAAGCTGGCAGATGTTGTAACGACAGGCTCATCGGCTTACGCTGATAACTTCTACGCTCTGCTTAAAGCAATGCCACAATTAGAGACACGTGGCAACATGCGGGCCTCCCATCTTGTCAATCATCGTGTAGCACAGGAAGCACAGGAACTAAAAGAGTTCAAGGAGCTTCGCACCTACACAGTGAATGATGATGTGGCAACCGCCCTGTCTTCTATCACGATGGAACCTGAGCTAGAAATCCTGTTCGATAAACTCAAAGAGGAACAGAAAGCGGCTGAGGAACTACAGAAGAAAATGGATCAGATGGCTGGCCTGGATCAGCAGGAATCAGACATTGACGATCTACTGTCCCAGCTTGAAGATGACGCTGATGAAGCAGAAGTGCAGAACTATCAGGAACAAAAAGGTGCTGTTCAAGATGCAAAAGACGCTTTACAGAAAGCCATAGACGAAGGGGCACAAGCTCTCCAAGATGCCCTAGATGGCAAGACCGCTGATATCCAGTCGGCTCTAAAGAAAATGGCAGGTGACGCCATTGGTGAACAGGAAAGCATCGAACAGGCTGAGTCATGGGGCATGTCCCCAGGCGAGTTGAAGAGGCTCCCTGCCAATAAGCGTCTAGAGTTAGCGAAGAAGATTTCCAATGATCGATTCAGGAGAATATCTGAACTGATCGGGCCAATGATTCGCATGGCATTCGCTGAACGACAGAAGCGAACCATCCATTCACGTGACGAAATCTATGATATTGAAACAGGCAATGACCTGTCAAGAATTATCGCCAACGAATTGCTTGCCTTAAAGCATAAGGCTTTACGTAACGACTTCATTCGTAGGTTCTATGAGGAAAGACTGCTACAGTATAAGCTTAAGGGCGAAGAAAAGCTTGCTAAGGGTGGTATAATCTTCTGCGAGGACGGGTCAGGGTCAATGTCAGGCGACAGAGAACTCTGGGCTAAAGCGGTCGGGTTGACTTTATTGCAGATCGCTAAGTCACAGAAGCGTGAATTCCATGGCATCCATTTCGGTGGACCAAGACAGATTAAACATTTTGATTTTTCTGATATCCGTAATGTTCAGATCGAACAGCTAATTGACTTTGCTGAGGTGTTCTTTTCAGGAGGCACCTGCTTCATGACTCCCTTGTCTAAGGCGCTTGATATCCTAAAAGTACAATATGAGAAAACTGGTGCCGTTAAAGCTGACATTGTGTTCTGCACAGACGGGCAATGTGCAGTCGATCCGGCATGGCTTGAAGCGTTCAAGAAAGAACAGGATCGCCTAGGATTTAATGTCTATGGGGTGGTCATTGGTGGTACTATAATGGATGAGCCTCTTCGAACAATTTGCGATGGGAAGGTCACTACGGTTAAGCGCCTTACATCAGGAACGGATATGCGTGATGTTTTTGGGACATTATAATCTATGAAAAAACCAACGAGAGAAGAATGGGCTAAATTAATTGCACTCATTTCCAACAACCGTCCTATTCTAACCTATGATTATTCAGAAATCAGACCAGTAGGTGCCCCACTTTCTAATCGTAAAAATGAATTAATTACTTCACTGGACATCATTGATATAATGAACAAAATTAGTAAGGTTATTGTAGCAAATGGATAGGATTCTGGGTCGGGCAGTCCTCTACCCCATAGTCATCGCTTCTGTATTTGTTTTAGTAGCAGATGATATTATACAAACAATTCTAAAAGAAATAGCAAACGCATATGATTCTACTACAAGTTAGAGGCTCTGATGGCAATGTCTTTCATGTTATAGAAGCAGGTGATGGGCAGCACATTACAAATGAAGCTGGATGGGTTGTTTGGAATGAAGATACCGGATGGCATAATGAGCCAATACCAGTACAACTGGATTGCTATGAATGTTCGGGACAAGGTTGGTTGGATGGATAAAGACTTTGATTCCATTATCTCAGGCATTGAGATTCAAGAGCCAACTGATCTAAACTATTCAGAACTATCATCCGATACTTTACTTGACATATATGTTGATGTGTCAGAACAACTAAGACAATTAGAACAGCAACTTAGACCTGTTACACAAGAGGGTAGAGATTTGCATTCTCAGCGGGCTGCTGTTAAAATCATACTTGCCAACCGTGGCATTTTAGCTTAAAGAAAAGAGAACAATGACAGACTGTTTAATTAACTTCGTGATTGACCGTTCAGGATCAATGAATAGTGTACGTCAGGCAACAATTGACGGATTCAATTCATTCATTGAAGAACAGAAGGCGGTAGAAGGCGAGGCTCGACTATCCCTTACACTCTTTTCGACTGCCGTTGACGCCCGGTATATTGCGGTCCCGCTAGAGAATATTCCGCCCTTAGGCTCAGAGACTAACGACTACGTTCCCAATGGCAACACAGCACTTCTTGACGCTGTAGGTAAGTCCATTATGGCGACAGAGCTATGGTTGGATCAGAATAATGATTTCAGTGGGAAAGTTGTTTGCGTAATCCTTACAGATGGCATGGATAATGCTAGTCATGTTTGGACTAAAGGCAGCGATCTAAACGACATCATCGCCTCTAAGCAGAATGATGGGTGGGAGTTCATGTTCCTAGGTTCCGGTGGCTCAGAATGGCTGGAACGGACCTTTGGTGGCGTTGTAGACTCAAAGCGGTTTATGGGTTACGCTCATGCCGGTGGACAGACACTCTCAGCATATAGTAGCGTGTCTACGGGGCTAACTGCAACACGCTCTACAGGTGCCACTTTCCTAGCAGATAATGGATAACGAAGAATTCACATCCTTGGTTAACGCCGACATCAGAGGTACGTTAGATGAACCTACCTCTGACTGGCTACGTCAATCAGATAATGTTTATAGATTCTATGATACGTTACTGAAACTCAAACATGATGTAGACTTACAGTTGACTGCCAACAAAATAGAGGTCGCTGAAAACCGGGCCAACTATCTGCAAACAAGTGACGAGATAGGGTGGCAAAGTTTCCTGGCTTCTAATGCAAAATGGAAACATAATGCCGTGAAGTTTAAGAACGGTGTTGACCGTAAGCTTGTTGAGGTTAAGCGCCTAGTGAAAGCGTTTGATAAAGACTCACGGCTAGAGGCAGCCATTAGAGAACATATGGAAGCTGTTACTGAAACAGATGATGACGGGTTTGCTGCAGATGAGAAACTATGGAGTTTAATTGATTAATGTAAACAGGGTAACAATGGATTATATTCAAGAGATGAGAGATGCAGTAGCCTATGTATCTAGACATGTAGTTTTTGATGACGCTGATATAGCTTGCGTGGACTGCGGCCGCCGTCTGTACCCTGATTGTGACGTTTCGGCTGTAAGTATAGCTGGATGCGCTAGACAGCATAGATTAGGGTACCATGACTACTGATACATTAGAACAGACAGAAACCAAAAGCTCGGAGCTTCCAGAATTCCTTAATATAATCCATGAATGGTTAAAGATTATCCCAGGTCGGGAACTATTCTCTGCTGATGAATGCATGAACTATCTGTTAGATATTCAGCAGGCAGCTATAAGATTTGAGGAATCACATGGCAACATATGAGGAAGTTAGTGTTCGTGTTAGACAAGAGCTACTTGCCTCTGTAACTTTAACGAAATGTCAGGATTGCGGTTCAGTGGTTTTAGATACTGATATGCACGATGACTTTCACTATTATGTAAACCTTACGGTGGAGCGCATAAATGTTGTTGAGAAATTGGACTGAAGTGCATCGAACTTTTACCCCTCCCAGCATTGAAGAGGTTAAAAGTTTAGAAGGATCTAGCATAGATGCCCTAAATCGCATAGTTCATGGGTTCACCACTATTGAATACAGAAAAGGTAAGAGAACTAAATTCGTTACCTTATACGGGAATCAGACGTAAGTGCTTGAATATGGCTATTTACAAACATAAAAATAGACGCTACTACAACTTAGAATACGTTACTCCACGAAGCTACACAGGTAGTTGGATTGAAGCTACGGACAGAATTACTGGTGAAGTCAAACGATTAAATAATTCTTCCTGGAAATTAGAAGATTTTAAACCTGTATCTAGCGAAGACAATTTTCGTAGATTTAAAGACTTCCTAGCGTACTGGTGCCCACCTAAACGTAAAGTATGTAAAACGTGTGGGCGTTAATCTTCTTCGTCAAAGCCATCTAACAAAAAACAGACAGCCGGGTCGTCAGTTAAAATTTCAGGCTCTTCAATCATGTCATACACTGACTCTTCTGCTTTACGTAGAATAGAAGCTGCCTCTATAATAGAGACCCCCCTAATATCTACCTGCAAAGACCCGTCTAAAGCATCCCAACGTATCACAATGCTAAATGACGGGTCTGGCGGCAAATCTTGGTCATCTGGGTAATCTTCATCTACCATACGGAACCTCATATATGAATTATCGGGTCGTGATAAATGAGAATAAGGTATAGATTTCTGTCTTATTTAGTGGGCCACCAGGGTTGAACTTCTGGATACTTTTCTTCCATAAAGTCACCAACAGGCACTCCCTCATATTTTCTACATAGAGAATCTAAACTCACCAAGGAAAGATCATAACTACCATTTTCAACGTGATTTTTAATGATGATTCCACGCCAATGCTGGTTACCGATGTAACCTTTGTAACCCTCTGATGCGAGATAGGCGGCTCCTGCTACTAACCCATGCTGGGACTGCCCACGGACATAACGCATGGAATAGTCTAGAATCTGCTGATGCCCCATGCTAAAAGAATGACCAATCGTTTTTAGTCTTGTAGAAACAACACCACCTAAAGGTTTCCCCGTCATGGGGTTCGGGAAAAAATGGGCATAGATTACACCGTCAACATCTACAGGTTCAAGATAATCAAACACTTCCCAACCACGTGTATTTAAATCCTGATAACCAATAGTGCCATCAAGGATGGGGTTGTCTTGAATACAACGTTCGATACGTTGCTCATGATTCCCTAACAAGAAAATCTTACGTGGCTTATATTCTTCCTGTCTACGCTTACGACGCCCCTTATTAAAAAGGTCGGTACTGGCGTCGAGCAGTCGAAACGCATTGTTTCCTGCTTCAATATCCTCCTTATAACGGCGACCTTCAAACTGAATCTTACCACGATCGAAGCTACATAACGATTCCATATCGTATGTGTCACCTAAATTCACGATAACATCTGGTCTACGTTCTAGTAGATACTTGGATATCCAAGTTAAATGATCCAATGGATCACCCGGTTTTACTTGCAGGTCGGGTATAACTGCGTGTGTTGTCATTCATTTATCCTTAATGTAGATTGTAGGATTTACTTCGACTAGTGAAGCCTTGACTTCAACCCATTATTCGTGTATACTATTCCCATGGGGCGATGAATGTTCGAATCGTTCTCGCCCCGCCATTATAACATAAAAGGAAATTTGAAAATGAAGAATAAAACCTTATGGGACTTAATCTGTGAATGGCTACGTAAGTGGCGGCCACAAAGGCAGCCTGCATGAGCCTCTACAATTTAGAACAAGGTATCCTCGATGCGGTACTACGACCTGGATTAGAAATAGGTCCATGTTCGGAAGGCCCCATTCGGGGAATGTGCGGGCTTCTCGGAAGTCTCGGAGATGCTTGCCCCAACTGCAACCTTTGGGATCTTATTATGCGATACAAATCTGAGGTATAAATGAAATTTACAATAACAGTAGAAACAACTGATCACCCTAACGATGTGATGCAGTTTCTTAAAATGCTTGATTGGCGGGCTGCACAAACTATTGTGCTGAAAATGCCCAACAATGATACCGTCACCTTAAGGGCTAGACATATGCGATTTGATATGGCCTACGAGTCTGTGAATATGTTCCTGAGAGATATGTACACTGACAGGGGATTCGTAACCACTAGCAACCGGGCTACGCCTGGCCGCATTAGAGCGCCTAGACTTGAGGCACTGAGTATCGCTGATTCACCAGAACCCGCCAGACCATAAACTTGGATTCTGGAACTTTCGGAATAAGTTTAATAGCTGAGTGTTATACTCCGAGGATAGTAGTCTAAAAGTTAGCTTAAAAAAAGCTAGAGCTATCTATCTGAAAGGGTACTGTGGAGTTTTTAACATTCAAACTGTCCGATGAGTTCGTAAACACTTACAAAAAAGTTCGTCCCAACTGGGGATTAGACATAGGTGGTGGGAACTACCTATCAGAACTAGTCTTCGTCTCAAAGTATAGCCGCAAAAAGGCTGACGGGACAAAAGAACAATGGTATGAAACATGTCGTAGATGTATTGAGGGCTACTATTCCATCTTAAAGGATAACTGCAAGCGCAACAAGACACCTTGGAATGAGTTCAAGGCGCAGAAGTCGGCAGAAGATGCTTACGCTAGAATGTTTGCATTCAAATGGACGCCGCCCGGTAGGGGCATGGCTAACATGGGGACAGAGATGGTTCATGAAGAAGGGGATATTTCAACCCTGATCAATTGCGCTGCCGTTACGACTGAAAAGATTTCACACCACTCGGCATATGAAGCAACTTTCCCATTTGTTAGACTAATGGAAATGTCAATGCGTGGTGAAGGCGTTGGGTTTGACACTCGGGGCGCAGGCAATCTCACCTTACATAACCCTACAGAAGAAACTATCGAATATGTAATCGGTGACACTAGAGAAGAATGGGCAAAATCTGTAGGTATTCTTCTGGAATCATTCTTCTTTAAGAACCGTCCCACTGTTATCTTTGATTATTCACAGATTAGACCAGCAGGTGCCCCACTAAAGAGGTTCGGTGGGAACGCCTCAGGTCCAGGGCCACTAAAGACCCTGCACGAAACATTAGTGTCCCAGTTATCTAACCGTGAAGGTAAACTAATTACCTCACGTGACATCGTTGACATTATGAACAAGATTGGTAAAGCCGTTGTGGCCGGTGGGGCACGAAGAAGTGCGCTACTAAGCCTAGGTGATGCAAGTGACGACGATTATGTTAACTTAAAGAACTGGGAACTAGAAGAAAACAAAGAACGAACCGGAGAAGATGGATGGGCATGGACTTCAAATAACTCCATCATTGCTCGCAACGGAGATAACCTAGATCATCTAGTTGATAAGATTGCGGTAAATGGAGAACCAGGCATTATTTGGGTTGACACCATGGCAAACTATGGTAGACTAAAAGATCCCGCTGACTTCAAGGACAAAGCAAATCTTACAAACCCTTGTGCAGAGATTCCATTAGAATCATCAGAGCTATGCTGCCTATCAGAACTTTATCCTGCACACCATGACTCGCTTGAAGACTTTAAAGCGTCAATGAAGCATGCGTACATGTACGCTAAGGCCGTGGTTCTTCTAACATCACCTTGGGGTGAAACAAACGAAGTTATCACACGCAACCGACGAATCGGTGTATCAATAACGGGTGTTGTAGACTTCATCGAAAACCGTTCATGGTTTGAAATGCAAGAATGGATGGACAAAGGATACGATTACCTAAGAGGTTTGGATAAAAAGTATTCGGCTTGGCTGGGGGTCAGGGAGTCTATTCGACTTTCCACAGGTAAGCCTGCTGGAAGCACTTCATTGATTGCTTCTACTACCTCAGGTTTTCACTGGCCTACAACCTCAGGTTTCTTCACAAGACGAATGAGATTTCATAAGGTCGATCCGATGGTGCAAATTCTTGAAGATGCCGGATACCCCATTGAACCAAGCGTAGATGACCCTACTTCAACTGTAGTTGTCGAGTTCCCCGTAACAGGGTTAAATGTTAGAAGTGAACGTGAAGTTTCTATCTGGGAGAAAGCACACTTGGCTGCGATGGGACAGAAGTATTGGTCAGATAATATGATTTCAGTCACCGTATCCTTCGATAAGGATACCGAGGCCGATCAGATTGCGCCTCTTCTCAGATCGTTCCAGGGCAGCCTTAAGAGCGTTTCCTTCCTTCCTATCAGCAAAGAGGGTACAAGCTACGTACAGGCCCCTCTAGAGCCTTCTACGGAGGCTGAGGTGCTTGCTGCGCAATCGGGCAAGAAGCTTATTAAGTTCTATAAGTCAAAGTTAAATGAAGCACAGGGTGAGCGTTTCTGTAACACTGACCATTGTGAAATTCCTTAGGAGATAAATGGGTTTCCAAGATAGAAAGTTTAGAACTGCAAAGGCAGAAATTGAACGAGCCAACCAGTTCATCCAATCAATATGGGCCACAACGGGTGGCACCGTAACAACCTCTGAAAAGGTAGATATGACAGAACCAGATTTAAATGAATCTATACAAGATTTTACAAGAAAGCTAATTGACCAGGCAAAGCTAATTGGAGAAAATCCAACATCGGATAGACTAACACTAGACGAGTATCAACGCAGGACTCAGGACACCGCAGTTTACCCCGGCAAAGGCAGCACGCTCGGTTTGTACTATACTGCTCTAGGATTAGGTGAAGCGGGCGAAGTTCAGGGTAAAGTAAAAAAGATCATTCGGGACGACAATAGCGTCTTAACAGACGAGAAAAAGACAGCTATAGCCAAAGAGCTAGGAGATATATTGTGGTATTGCGCAGCCTTAGCTTGTGAATTAGGTCTATCATTGGGTGAAATAGCAGAAGCTAATCTTAGCAAACTTGCCTCACGCAAAGAACGTGGAGCAATACAAGGGAGTGGCGATGACCGCTAAGTGGGAGTCAGATGGGATATCTATTTACAAGAATGGGCGAGTAGTAGCAGCCTGCATCGACACCCCACAGCAGCCGCCCTAGTACAAGCTATTCGCAATGAAGATTACTGTCCATTCGATTGTGAATCTTGCCATGAGGATGATGATTACATATGATTTACTTAACAGATGCAGATTTCTACGAAACAATTGCAGCGAACAACCTGGTGCTAGTTGATTTCTATGCTGACTGGTGCGGCCCATGCAGGATGATGGAACCAATACTAGAAGACTTCGCTAGCGATAATCAAGATATCATCGTAGCCAAAGTCGACGTTGACGAAAATCGCATTCTCGTTGAAGACTTAGGGGTGCAAAGCATGCCAACTCTTCTTCTATTTAAGGATGGTTGGGAAGTTAATAGAGTATCCGGGGCGATGGGGCGCACTCAATTAGATGCATTCGTCGTAGCTCACGAACTCCCATTTGTAGGGGTTGACAATCGGACTTAGATAGTATATACTAAGGCTCTGGAACTCAAAGTCCAGTGCCTATACGAGTGTTAGTATAAAAGGTATTACGCAACTAGAATCAAATACTTTCCCAAAAAGTAACTCCAAACATTTCCACTAAGATTCTTACGAAATGCAAGTTCGATCCTTGCACACTCGGCTGCCAACAACCGTTGGCTGAAACACAAGCTAAACAACAGGAGAAACAAACAATGGCAAGAAACACTATTCGTGTTAACAAGCGTACCCTACAGCGTCAGTACAATCAGTGGCTGCGTGGTGACCGTTCGAAGATGGTTATCGAGCGTGAGGACTACGGCAATACTACTGCTCGTGGTGGCCTCATTACCCGGCTGTGGTCAACACAGCTTGGACTGTCGTCTACTCGGGCAGTCAAGGCCGCTGCGTAACTAGGTGCAAGGATGAGTACAAAAGCATTTCTAATCTGCCTCGTTATAGAGTTAGTAATAGCTTTTGTGCTCATCTTGTATTTCCTATAGGATATGCGTTTCGTTGTAAAAGGCTTATCATCTACTTGGGGCAAGGCGGATGTCCATTGGACGTGGATAAAGCAGGGTTGCCCATTTAAACCTGAAAGTCTTATCTCAATCCAATTGTTGGGATACATGCTGCAATACAAACATATTATCCCAACAATTGGATTTTTGTTTCACTTTACTAAGAAAGAAGTTTAATTGATCAAGTTTATTATTGCTCTAACATGCCTAATTGCATTTTTAGGTCTCATCATCTACAAGAAAGTGGCTGGCGACGAAAGCGTCGGCGTAAAAACAGGGATAGGAGTTGCAGGCGGACTAACCGTGCTGTTCCTTCTTCTCTCAATGTTCAGAGTGGTCCCGGCTAACCATGTTGGTGTCCCCGTTTCTATGGGCCATATCGGACCTGCGTTGGGTTCAGGTATCCACCTAGAATTACCTTGGACTAAGATTGAAACCTTAAAGACCACAGTTGAAGAACTTTCAATGCTTAAGGCTAAAGATGAAGGCGATGCGGCAAAGGATGACAGTATCTCCATCATCGCCAAAGGTGGCGGCTCAATGAGTGTAGATGAGACTGTCCGATATGTAGTCGATGAGAAGCAGGCCAGAGAACTATATAAGACCGCAGGGTCTATGGCTGCAATCAAGGACCGTTTCATTCGCCCCGACGCCCGCTCAGTTACAAGGGACGTGTTTGCCCTGTACACAGCGGAACAGGGGTACGGTGATAAGCGTGGAGAGATTTCTCTAGAAATTGAAAAGAGACTCCGGCCACGTCTAGCCGCAAGAGGCATTCTTCTGGATTCTGTTACAATCAGGGATGTTAATCCAGAGGCTCGTGTGCTGACAGATATTAATGCCATTCTATCTGCACGCAATCAGGCTGTCCAGGCCACGGAAGTCCAGAAGAAGTCTGTTACTGAAGCGGAAACTAAGCGCCAGGTTGCCGAAAAGACTGCCGCAGAGGCCGTCGTAAGGGCGCAGGGTGAAGCAGATGCTTTGGCTATTGCATCACAGGCTCAGGCCGATTCTAACAAGCGTGTAGCTCAGTCCTTAACGCCTGAACTACTTAGCTATAAGATTGCACAGGCTTGTTCCGATGCTATTAAGAACACTGGCGCAACTGTTGTTAACATCTGTGGCGTTGGTTCTGCAAGTCCCGGCTCAGGCAGCCCTGTTATTGTAAATGGCAAGTAGCTTGACAAAGTAAGTTTGATAGTGTAAGATGGTATCAGCGTGGTAGAGCAGTCTGGTAGCTCGTCTGGCTCATAACCAGAAGGTCGCAGGTTCAAATCCTGTCCACGCCACTAGCTTCGTAAGGGTTGGCAACAGTTAGTAGGCTTGCCGAATGTAACTGTTGTGTGTATCAGCAACCCTTAGCAAGCTTTCAAGGGGGTGAGAGTTGGCTTCGCCACCGAAAGTTAGTGTGTAAGTGTTTGACTCATCTTAACTGGCAGAGATGTAAAACGGCTAGTACAAAAATAGATGTCGATAATATCGCATCGAAGAGCTCAGCCGCAATTTGGGCTGAGCTTGACGCTCTAGAGCTTTCACTAGTCTAGTAAGCGGGGGGGGTTGGTTAAACCTTTTTATCCAATTAGCCTGACGACCCGAAAAGACGGGTGGGCATCCTGGGGAGACAGGACAGAGGGTTAAACTGTAAAGTAATCTATGACTGCTGGAAAGACAGTGAAAGGTGACCCACCTACCTTGAAGTGGGAATAGTCATATGATACTACATGTTAGTTCGGTGTACTTCGCTTCGAACGCGAACACCTCCACCAAATGTATTTAACTCCCAAATGGACCATGATAAGCTTATATGAGCATTATGCGATCTATCCATTCTGCAGGCTATCATGGGTCCAAAACAAATGGACTGTTACAATGTTAAATAAAACCAAATCTAAATTTTCATGCGAAGGTTCCAGGTTGAATGCCAAGGAAGATTTACCTTCCAACTGGATTTACGTTTCTAAACGAGGTTAAAATGGTATGGCTTACTGGCACCATTATAGGTGTTATTTGTTTCACTTTTCTCAACGTAGAATTAGGTGTGACTTTTAAACCGAACCTATTCACCGTGCTATGGTTACTGAATTTGATTCTAGTATCATACATGTTTTGGCCTATACTAGTTGCTCTACTAGTAGGCTACTTAGCTGATGTTAAGTGGCAGATATCTAGAAAGATTGCTATTAAAGCATATGAGACTTTACAGAATTTCAATACCACCGCTCAATAACAGACACATGTTTTTTGTGGCAGAAGGTAAGATGCATGCTAAGTTAATGTACTCTACGCTGCCAGAATTGAAGAGAGCGCCGGGGTTTAGGGAAATGAAAGACTTAATTTGCGGGGAGGTTGCGCTACCACATGTGCCTTTGGATAGTGCTGGGATAGTAAGATTTAATAACGGCTCCATTATGGTTGCCTACGGCCCTGGAGACTCTAAGAATTCAACAGTGATTAATTACGGCTGTCCAGTGTGGACGTATGTAGGAGTACAATGATAAAATTAATTGTAGCTGCAGTTATAATCTTATTAGGGCTATGCGCATGGGATTTAAAGACGAACATCACGGAATTCTTCCGTGATTTCTAGACCTAAGTTTTGGATAGATGAGAATAGGGCTAAAGAGGCTGAGAAAAGAGGCATCGGTATTTATATGGGGAACGGCCCAAAGCCGGTGCCGGAAGGTGAAGAGCCTAATGTCTATGTTTCTCTAGTCTCCCCTGGCATGCATGCCCCATGTATAGACATTGATCTACCATGCAGACTAATCGAATCCAAAACACCTGGCCACTTCCATTTATATATTGACACTGTGATACCGGAAGATAAATACTTTCCAATGCTTAAAGCCATGGCTGATGCGAAGATTGTGCAGTCAGGCTACTACCACGCATCCGTTAAACATGGGATGACAGTAGTCAGAATTCAGTTTAAAGATAAAATAAAAAGCATTATTGAACGATATAGACAAACAGGAGATGCACTAGCTGATGATCTTGACGAAGATACCAATGCATTTTGTTCAGATCTACCTAAGAAAGAGAGACAAAATGAACCACTGGATAACTTCTAGTGCCGTCAGACGTGTCACGGTAGGTGACCACACCTTCACCGTAAAGGTTGCAGACACTCCTGAGAGCCGCACAGTGGGGCTACTCGGCTTAGACTCTGCAGACCTAGATGTTGCAGCAGTCCTGTTCGACTGCGGGAGAATGTGGTACACCCCTTTCACGGCAGACGGTATGAGGTTTGATTTTCATATTGCATGGTATGATGAAGATGGCGGCATAGTAGACGCTGCTTTCATCACTAAAGATCACCGTGGGCCTATTTGGCCTCAGTCTGATTATAGGTATGTTCTTGAATCCAATCAAGAAATCCCACAAGGAAGGTTAAAGTTGTGATTAAAAAGGTAAATAAATGGATTAGGATAGATTGGACCCAGCCTCTTACTAAAGAATTTCAACTACAAGCTTCAAACGATGTTAAAGAAACTCGTCTACCTTCCGTGTAATATAACCAAGAAATACCTAACAGCATTGGTTGGTATTTCTTCTTATCTGAATGAACTAATAGATGACATTTATTACACAAGTAAATCAGGTTCAAGAGAGAGTTGGTACACTCCTGCTCGCTACGATAATAAATGTGATGAACCTCTTTACCGGGGGCACCACAACCACGACAAACCCGATCACGTTCCACTATAGCAGGTCGAATTAACTCATATTCACGATCGAACGCAGACAACTTCACTGTTTTAGTTTTAACTTTAACTAGGGGCTTGCAGGTTTCTTCACAGAAATACTGCAAGCCCCTTTTTTTCATTTCTTTTTTATTGAAATGTCCTCTACAGCGTCCACACCGTACCTGCATTTTTAGAGGCGCAAAGCGGGTGGCATCGTGAATAGTGCTGTAACCCAATTGGGTACAGGGTTTCTAGCAAATAGGACTGCACTCTGGCAGTCAGCAGTCAGCTTGCCCATCATGTCAATATATGAACGCATGGAACCACCAGTGGTCCACACATCATCTACTACTAGAGGACCAAACCCTTTTCGGGAATACTTCTTTAACGCCTTAGCGAACGGGACTCCACCAGTAGGGACGCCCCAGACCTCATCGAATGGCCTGATGCACTCTACTAACATTAAAGCTACTCCATCCCAGTCTTGATCACTTAGAGCGTCACATTCAATTTTCCATCCACTACTAGCTCCGCTTGCTAAGGTAAAATCACCTACCTCAAATAGTTGCATTTAATCCCATCCTCACTAACTTCCTTCGTTCTTTACTATTAAACCCACCCCATATGCCGTAGTTGATATCTTTCCTGAGCGCATAGTCTAAGCATTGCTCTTTAACGGGACACGAGTTGCAGAATCGCATGGCTGGCCCCTTATCTTTCTCGTCCTCGGGGAAAAAGATATCGTAGTCAGCAGTAGCAGCGCCTGAGGCGCAAGCTGCTTCATCCATCCACGGCTCAGAGTCTATAATAAAACTCATTCTTCCTCTTGCTCTTCTGGTTTAATTCTGCCGTTTTCAGCAAGTACGTTGTCAAGGAAATCTTCTGTATCTTCAATGACGCTTTCTAATTCCCGGCTTAGCCTTTCATTCAGGAATTCTGTATCTATAACTACAGACCTCATCACAGCTATTGCTTTGGTTTGCTCACGCATCTCAATGTATTGGATGTTGATGTAGTCATCACTAAAAGCTATTGACGTTACTTTAACTTGATCTGACATTATCTGTTAGGTCCATATAGAAACGACTGTAGTTCTTCGTCAGAACTACTCTTACTAGGGGCTGCACGAACGGCAGTCACGACCTCAGGATTAGCCTCTTCTCTGCCATTCAAGAATGAATCTAATTCAGGATCACTACCCATAGGGACTCGGCTGATCCGAACTGGTTCAGAGTTCATGTTCGTACCGTCGTATTCAATTTCACCAGTATCAACATCAATGTTTCGGCTCGGAATCCATTCAGGTTCCGTGTATTCATCACGAACTGTTGGAATACTATTTACTGACATTACTTCTGCCCCAACCACCTTGTAAGTGTTTGTGCGCTTAATGTCGCCCTTGGCGGTCTCGGTAATACCGGCTGCCCCAACCCTAGCCACAACCCTGAATTCAACCATATCATCAAATGCTAGCTTGATGTCGTCATTCTCTTCTAGGTCAAATGAACCATTGAACTTGTTTACATAGATGGTTACAGGTAGCCCATCAAACTGCTCCCTGCCGTCCTTAATGATTTTCACCATCATTTCCCACTCCTGACCAGGGGCATCTCCCCTTTTATTAGCTTCATGTTTTTTTCATTGTGCTTCTGCATGCAGATAGCTTGACTAATTTTGATAGGACTATCATATGTCCTCTTACATTGAGGACATTCCCATATCTGTTTAGTTGTGCTCATGACAAGCTCAACCCCTTTCGTTTGGTTTATATTCCAGCAAATGTTACATTGACCTGATCTGGTCGCAACTCTGGGAATAAAGACTCTTCTTGTGTATAATGTTTATTTGGCTCGATAACTGTTATTCTGGCAGACAATGTGCCAATTCTTTCGGCAACAGCTTTTGCAGTAATTTGCTCAGGTGGATCTTCCCAAAGATCCTCAGGTTCCAACTCCCCTGAAATCCAGTCATAATCCCTCAGGTACAAACTTATTTTAGTCATGCTGCAACTCCTTGTGTCTTAGACCAAGCTTCATAAACTAACTTCCTACCAGACCCAGTAGAGCCAATTAGACGCTCCCGCCAAGCCGGATCACTCTCAACCTCCAAGGCTTTCACTATGCTTGCCTCCAGAGCCTCGTCAATCGGCTCCAGAGCGCCTGTAAGCTCAGGGATGGCTCCTGCTGCCCAAGCGTACCTGTAAGAGCTTACAACGCCTTCTGGCGTTGCATATCTCTTCTTACGGGCATGACACCAATCCGCCACTCGAACAAGTGTTCTGTAATCACAATGAGGGTACTCTTTAAAAAATGCCTTAAGTGATCGGTTAAGGATAGCTATCTGCTTACCTGTAGGGTACGGAATCCCCATTCTCTGCTGGCAGTATCTAGCAAAACTCTTGCCATCTACAACGTCCTCAACTTTAGTATAACTAGTGAAACCCATTTACTCTCCCAATCCTAATTCTGCCTGCCAGTTAAACAAGTCATCGTCTGGTACAATAATTCTCCTATCACCCGTAGCATGCCGGTAGATTGCAGTCTCAAAGTTATCACGCTGCTGCTCCATTTTAAGCTCATCTTTAGCTCTTAAGACTAAGGGGTCGCCCTGCGGGATCATAGCTAGAGACAAAGGAGCGAACTGGAAAGAAGTCAAGGCATTCTTACCTCCGTGTCTTGACTTAAGAATTCTCATCTTAACTTCACCAGTTTTTTCATCCTCCTGCCTGCCTTTAATGTTGTCATCTGAAAATAAAGAGAATACGAAATCTGCAGTTTCCTCTACAGTGCCAGCGTCTCTAGCACTATCAGCTTCAATCTCTTCACCAAACTTAGTCCCACGGTTCACCTGATGCGGTGTGAATATCGTTAACTTCAAATCCTTAGCTATAGCCTTCATTTCCATGATGGCTGCGCCAGTGCGTTCGTACCCCTCACCTTTAAAGGACCTTGCCCAGTAACCTAGATAATCTACACCAACAAAATCTGGCTTAGCACCTAGTTCAAACTCGTACTGCTCTACGCAGTTTATAAATTCATCGGGGGTTACACGGTTTTTGTCAATAATTAAAAGTCTATCTCTAAAGAAATCCAGACAATCTCTATCACTAGCTTGCGGATTATAGAACCTATAGATCCGTCTAGCACGTTCGAACCACTCAGCCCGCGTTTGCTCTAAAGAGACAAACAATATCTTCTTACTAGGATCTGACATCAATAATCTATGGAAGATATTGAGAATCATAATAGTATTGTGTGTAACAATATGAGACTTCTCAATGAGATATAAAGAATCCTCAGAGTCTACAGAAATACACCTAATCTCAGACTCGCCCTCAGGCTTAATTGATACTATAGCTCGCATCGGGGTTGTCTTATTTATTACCGTAGGTTCTATATTCTTCCTAATAGATGAAAATGCTTTTATCTCATCTGGTAACATAATTGACAATTGACCTTCCGGTACAACATCTTCATTCCTCTGAATCCAAGATTCCATAGCAGTACCACCGAGAGAAGTTACAAGCCTTATCATGTCTTTCAAAAGCTGTCTAGATGAACTGTAATAATTACATGACTTGCGATTCTGATTTTGTCTACTACTGCCATCACCATCCATAAGTCCTTGCAATAATGCCACTCTCTGCTCCACCGAAGAGACGAAATACTCTTCCGGGATAAACTTTAAACCACTTTTTACATTTAACCCCATCCCCCTAATGGTAGAAATCAAATTATGAATTGTATATGCATCACAAACATCACCTTTACGGTTAATTTTTACAACAGTGTATACCTCTCGCACCCTAGCAGCCACTTCGGGATCAGGGGTGGTTAAAGCTACAGAACCCCCAGCTAAGTATCCATTAGATATCAAAGCGCCTAAGGTGTACGGATCGACAGGTAAATCCTTATGATCGTATTGGACGGGAGAACACATGGGGATCTTGTAACGATACTCTCTATTCTTATATCCAGCATGAAGATTCTTAGACATCAAATCCTTTGTTGAATAATTAGAAGATTTTATCCATTTTCTCTCACGACCATATCGCTCTAAAACTGTCCAAATATGATCACCATCTACAATAGTAGACGTGCGATCACTAAAAGTAACCCTATATGTCTGCAATACCCCACGGTCAAATACATCTGTTATTCTAGTTGGGTGACCATTGCTACCAAAAACATAGTCTCCAACTTCTAAATCTCCCCATTTTCTAATTCCATTAGGAGTGGGAACATCAGTATCTAAGGGGTGACCTTTTCCAACATTTGTTTTTGCAAGCATAACAGCAACCTGGCCTGGTTTCAGACCTGGCTGGATGCGAGAATCTATAGATTCGATGCCAAGCTTCAATCCACCAGTGAACCGATCTTCTTCCCACTCATCCCATGCTTCATCTACGCTTAGAAGAATACCACCCCTAGCTTTAATAAGCAACATCTTAAAGTCGTCCGCAGAATGTTGCTTACCAATAAGCCATTCGGTAGGGTCATTCTTTGTGCCGTCATCATCATCTGGCGGCATCTTGACAATCTTGGCCCGAGCGCCAATCGAAATAGAAATCTTCTCTGCACCACGAGCGCCAGTCTCGTCAGCATCTAGACAGACATAGACCCTGGAAGCCGAAGATAGGTAGTCATTCCAACCGTCTTGCCATGATAGCTCTCCCGGAACCCCAACAGCGTCAAAACCATACTGCTCCAATACCATCGCATCAAACTCACCGGCTGCAACCACGACCTCCGTGCTGGTCGCCACCCTATCCGCATTGAACAGTTTGGCTTTATGGCCAGTAGGGGTTAGGTATTTGTTTTTAGAGTTATCTAGTTTCCGTCCACGAATTTGAAGCACCTTACCGAAGCTTAGATAAGGAATAGCGATGCACCCTGCTAAGAATTCTCTGCCATACTGGTCCATCATGCCAGACGCAATAACCTCTTCTTTAGTGAACCCCTGCTTAAACAGTAATGGTATAAGAGATTTGCCATCCGAATACCCTAGCTTATGTGATTCAATTGTTTCAAAAGTTAAACCACGTTCGTCCTTAAGATAATCGTAAGCAAATTCATTCTCAGCTAAAGACTCGTAGTAGTGCTCTGCTGCTGACTGCAAGACCTGCGACACCCTATAAGAATTCTCTATTTGAGAATCCTCTTTCAAAACTGGGTCACCGAAATGCTTACGAAGCTTATTTAGTGCACCACGTTCGTCGCATAAGAAACAAGTGAACAGCCCAGGAGGGTCGCCACTTGGGTCAACGTTAATATACAATCTTCCCCTTGAAGACTGATCCTCGTTACAAAAGAAGCAGGGACCATGAATTTCATTGTTCCCTGCTCTCTTGAAAGGCCACTTCTTATCTAAAAGATAACCTTCTACATCTGCCACTTACCACCTAAACTTTCATTAAATCATTGGAAATCCTATTGAACAAATCTTCGTCAGAAAGTGTAAGCTTAGCAGCCTCTCTACCCTGGCCTAATTTCTCTTCGCCATAATAGAACCATGCACCGCTTTTGCGAACTACCTCTTCCTGTACAGCTACGTCTAACAGGGAACCAGTCTGTGAAATTCCCTCACCATACATAATGTCAAACTCTGCTTGCTTGAACGGTGGGGCCATGCGATTCTTAATAACCTTCACCCGAGTTCTATTGCCAATAATCTCCACACCATTTTTGATAGATTCAATACGTCTAATATCTAATCTGACACTAGCATAGAACCTTAAAGCTCGACCACCCGACGTGGTTTCTGGTGAACCGAACAGGATGCCTATCTTTTCTCTAATCTGATTAATAAAGAAAACTGTAGTATGAGTCTTAGATACCGTGCCAGTAAGCTTTCTCATAGCCTGGGACATTAGACGGGCGTGCAGCCCAACGTGTGAGTCCCCCATGTCCCCATTAAGCTCTGCAGCGGGCACCAGGGCTGCCACAGAGTCCACGACTACCAAAGCTACCTCACCAGTAGCTGCGACCCTTAGAACGATTTCTAGAGCCTCTTCGCCTGTAGTGGGCTGCGAGATGAGTAGATCATCAACATTAACCCCAATACGTTCAGCATATGTAGGGTCAAGCGCATGTTCTGTATCAACATACACACACTTACCACCCTTCTCCTGTGCTGACTTAACAAGGTGCAAAGCAAGGGTGCTCTTCCCACTTCCCTCCGGGCCGAAGCATTCAATCACTCGCCCCTTAGGTAAGCCGCCAATACCTAATGCCCTATCTAAAGCAATGCAGCCGGTAGGGATAACTTCAATTTCTAAATTAGGGGCATCACCCATTGCGATGATTGATCCCTCTCCGTAGTCTTTATTGATAGCTTTAATTTCGTCATCTAACTTTGTCACATAATCTCCTAATAACTAAAAGAAGGGAGCGATGAACACGCTCCCTTCTTGGCCTTAAACTAAAGCTTACAGACTAAAACGGATCATCGGCTACATACGGGTCGGCTGACGAAGACCCCGAACGAAGCACGTCCGCAACAAAGTTCTTCTCAACAGTGGTCCCATCGGCAGCGATCTTGCGCCGAGTGCCAATCACAACCTTAGCAACCATACCGACAAGATCCTCAGGCTCAAACTCAAAGCCCACAGGGATGCCATCAAACCCTAGGATAGACTGCACCCAGGCCCGAAGCTTACAGTCGGGGTGAAGCGTGAAAGTGGTAGGAGTATTGCCGAATACCATTCGGCCACTAAACTCACCTTCCGTGATCTTGAAATGAAAAGATACCTGCTGCTTTTTGCCCTTAGAAGGATCATTCTCATCAATATCATAGAACGAATCACGTACCTCACACTTAGTAATTTCTACCGGATGAACAGTGCCCTCGGGGATTGCCTCTTCTACTTCGTACTCACCTAGCTTAAATGTCATTATTTTCCCTCTCTCATTAAGTCACTACTATTTGTAGATTTTTACTTCTTAGCCTTTTCAAGATAATGATCCCGACAAAGCACATTCCTATAACGGATCTTACTTAACTCTGATTGCTTCTTAGCTACCATCTCTGTACAACCATCTACATCACATGGATATTCCTCTTCTGGCTCAGAAGATTCAGGGGCAATACTTGACATGGTTTTCTTCCTGTTAGCTATCTCAACAGCAACCTCTTCTTCTTTAATAGCATCCTTGATGATGTCATCATCAGTAGTCCCATTAGCTTTAATCAGTGCTTCGTCGCTAATGTTAATTTCAACCGTGTCCTTCAAATCTACATCACCATAAATGTAGGATACGATCCTATCGTAGTCATCTTCAAAGTTGACAGGGATTTCAGCAGGCAACTTACCCGAACGGTCCTTAACCCAGGGGAACTGGGGGGACTGCACAGTCGTAAGAACCCGGACCTGCTTTCTCACTGGCTTATTGTCCACTAATTCGCTGACAGTGTTGGTCTTTAGTAGCAGAGCCAGGTCAACATAGCCAGTAATCTGCTTACCCATTTCACCTTGGATACCTGGGTTGAACCAGATCTGCCCACTGTCCCCGTCATTGACTTCCTTTAGATGCACAGTGAAGATAACATTCATTTCAAGGTTTCTAAAACCAGAAACAATAGCTTGCATCTGTGAACCGATGAAACCCCAATCCTGAAGATTGGTTGCGTCTCGGCGCTGTGAGGCAAGCCGCTCACGAATGATGATTCTTTGCACCTCATCGATTGTATCGATGACCACAGTTTCAACAGGAAAACCTAATGTCTGCTCACGTACCAGGGGGTCCTGGTCTAGCATGCGTTTCAGGTTGAGAAGGTCATCCAACGACTTAATTTCAACGAAAGGGATATCCCTATCAGCAATCGACATAAGTCCTGCTTCAGCAGAAGCATAAATAGGATTCGGGAAGCAACTCGATAGTAAGGTCTTACCAGCACCGGAGTTTCCCGCAATTAGTGCTTTTATGTAGCGTCCATAGTCAGACGCACCTGTTCTTTTGATCTGTAACATATCTCTTTTCTTTCTTCGCCATCTCTGGACTTAATCAATAAGCATTTGCTTTATTGGATATATTATACCACATATTGAAAATGTTTGCTTAAACTTCTGCAGTCACAAGTGCCTCTTCTGCAAGTTCTTTAGGGATAGGAACACCACAAGGATCGGTGTAGGGGCACCACACACAACTTTCACCAATGTTAGGAACAAACACACCAGCATCCTGTGCCTTTTCGATTTCAGTCACCAGACGGTACAGCCTATAGAAGTCATCATCATCTCTTGGCCCCGCATCAATATCTTTCATATTCATCAGATGAACCCATATGGCTTTACGATTGATTCGCTTGAAAGCTTCAAAGTAATCTTCACCACCAGGGATGCCAGGATAATCAGGACCGTTACCCATCCAGAACTCTGGCTGAAGCGAAGCATAATAATAAACCGTGAACTGCTGGTTCAGGAACAACTCAATCTTAGTGGGCTGACGCCCCGCCGTCTTGTAGTCACAGATACGCAAAGTACGATGGCCGTTGCCTGCTTTCTTAACTTCCAGCAAGTCAACCACACCTTTAAGTTCATGATCCCCGAATGGCACTAAGAATTTATGTTCGGTCGCAAGAATCTGTCGATTCTCCCACTTGACTTTATCATAGTATAGGTTTAGTATTTCTACGCCCTTATCACGCAGCCCACCGTAGGTCGTGTTCCTAGGCCAGAAATCAATTATGGAACCTATCTTGTCTGGGTTATCCCATAGATCTTTAAAACGCTCAATGCAATTTTCGATAGAAACGCCCTTGTTTAGATCTTCTAGGCACATGTGGATAATTGTGCCGAACACGGCCTTAGCATTAACTCTATCTTCGACCTCTAGTGTTTCCTTAAAGTGTCCCTTTAATGGACAAGAATTCCATAAACTTAATGTAGAGTAACTAATTCGCATGTGATTGCCTTTCAAATGGAGATTTTGCTTTTAAGTTTTGACGTTCTAACCTACCACGAATGCTACTCCCTGATACGCCCAACTGCCTACCCGCTCCCAAGTAACCACTTCGTTCAACTAATTGCACTAATTCAGAATTTTCAGGCCAATTAATCTTAGTTCGTTCATTTCTGAAGGATGTTTTTTGCTTAAAGGAAGAGCATTTTCTACATCTTTTAGAATATTGAGATATAGGGTCACCACAATCAGGACAAGAAAATACTTTTCTTGGAGTATACTGTTGCACAGTTAAGACTCCATGGCAGTTAGCACATAAAATTTGAAGATTCTCTAAAATATTATTTGCCCTACTTCCATCAATATGATGAACTTCTAAAGGAATTTTACTATTATTCCATTCAGTCCTTAAACAAATTTCACACTGTTCTTCCTTATATCCGTATTGAACCAAACGTACCCTAAGTCTCTTAGGGCATTCTTCTGTTTTGACTTTTCCAGAAAGAACATCAGCAAGCAAGACCCTTCCTTCTCTATGTTTTCTAGAAGTGTTAAAGTGTGAAAAATCTATACCATATTTTACAGACATACGTTTAAAATGTTTAGACATTGCTTCTTGTGATCCGAATATACTACATACCTCAATCCATGAATTACTTCTAGCCACCGCTGACTCTATCATTTCTGGCGTATATTTTACATTCATTTCCAACCACTCGAATTCCACAACTTCAAAGTGCTGTAGCTAATTCTCATTTGTCTTCTCCAAAAAGTATAAAGTATATCTCATACACGTTAGCATTTAAGCACCTCATCAAAGAAGCAAATGCATGGACAGTCGGAGACATGGCACCCGATTCAATTTTAGAAACGTATGCAGGCGATAACCCAGCTTTCAACGAAAGCTCTCGGGCACTTATTCCACTTCTTTTTCTTAACTCATGAAAAAGAATTACATTCATGCTAGGGTTTTTACCTTAGATACAGATAGCTTATTGTTATCCTCTAACATTCTACCTTTAACCCATACCACAGAGTCCTCGTTAAGAAGAGATATTACTTTTGGATAGTCTTTTGGGAATACGACAGCTTCAACACTCCACTCTAAATCTTCTAAATTAAAAGTAGCCATCCAATCCCCTTTCTTAGTTATCTTCTTTTGTATATTACTAACCATACCTGTAGTGCTTACATAAGCACTACCCTTAGACTCCACTAGTTCACCTATAGTAAACTCCCTACCCTGTTCTAGTATTCCCTCCATCCCAATTAAAGGATGATCACTAACATAAACCCCAAGAACTTCCTTTTCTTTAGCCATTTTCTCTTCACGGGAAAACTCTTCAAGGGGAATCGCCACGTCATGTTCAAACACATCGAACAAAGTCATGACCCCATTATCTTCATCTTTTTGATGCCTCTTAGATTTCTTTAATGAATCTTCATAAATACTTAGCAGGCCCTTGCGACTATGGCCTAAAGAATCAAATGCACCTGCATTAATCAACGAACCAAGTGCCTTCTTATTTATAAGAGCCATAGGTCCATCCTTAATGAACTTGTGAAAATCGGAATAAGGGCCACCGTACTCTTCAACAAGGCTCACCGATACAGCCTGACCAACATCTCTTACGGCTGCCATGGCGAACAGGATGGCCCCGTCCTCGGTTGGCGCGAAATCAACTCCTGATTTGTTAATGTCTGGGACCAAGACGGGGATTTGCATTCGTCTACATTCATTTAAATAGATAGCTAGCTTATCTGACTTATCTATCACGCTGGTTAGTAACGCTGCCATATACTCGACTGGATAATGAGCTTTAAGGTATGCGGTTTGATACGCAATAAAGCCATAAGAGTAAGCATGGCTAGCGTTAAAAGCATAATCGGCAAATGGTTCCATGATGTCGAACAAAGAATGGCCTATAGTTCCATACCCCTGGGCTATGCACCCTTGAACAAACTTGTCCCGCTCAGCAGCAATAAGATTCCTATCTTTTTTACCCATTGCTTTTCGGAGCATATCTGCTTCAGCCAGAGAATAGCCAGCCATTTTCTGGGCAACCTTCATGATGCTTTCTTGATAGATCATCAGACCGTATGTGCTGGAAAGCACATCTTCAAGATCAGGATGGTAATAGGTGACAGGTTTGCGACCAGTCTTTCTGTCAGCGTAATCTTTATGCATATTAGCTGCCATAGGGCCAGGACGGTACAAAGCCACCAGGGCTGCTACGTCATCCAAGGAATTCGGTTCCAAGAGTTTCATGAGGTTCCGCATTTCCTTAGATTCTAGCTGGAAAACACCTATAGCGTGACCTGACTGTAGTAGGTCAAACGTCTTACCATCCTCTAAGGGAAGTTCATCAATATCAACCTCTACTCCTTGGCGGGACTTAACGTGTTTAAGTGTATCAGTTATAACATCAAGGTTCCTTAAAGCCAAGAAATCCATCTTTAATAACCCTAAGTCATCACAAGCCGTAGCCTCATATTGGGTTACGATAGGGGCCTCTTCTGGGTCTTGATTGACTTTATTCTTACGTTGAATCGGCACATAGTCAGTTAAAGGATCTTTGGTGATAATTACGGCTGCCGCATGGATGCCGTCCTGCCTACGCAGGTCTTCCAGTCCCAGGGCGACATCAATAACTTTTTTAGTATCTGGATCGCGGTTATATAGCTCACGCAAATCCTTTGCTAAGCCATAGCCGTCTTTGAATTCTTCTTTCAATTCAAAGCAAGCATGAAGTGGAGTGCTTCTGCCAGCTATAAGCTTGGGCATGAGCCTATTAATATTACGTCCCACATCGAATTCATAACCTAAGACTCTAGCTGCGTCCTGCACGGCAGCCCTCGCCTTAATAGTTGAGAACGTAATGATTTGGGCAACATGGTCACGCCCATATTTCTGTGCAGCATAATTAATCATATGATCACGATAACGTGAATCAAAGTCCATATCTATGTCTGCCATAGAAACCCTATCTGGATTTAAGAAACGTTCGAACAGCAAATCGTACTTGATAGGGTTAATGTTTGTTACACCTAGAGAATAGGCTACTGCGCTTCCAGCGGCGCTACCCCGACCTGCGCCGGTACGAATCCCATTTTCTTTAGCATGACGAATTAGGTCCCATACAACTAAGAAGTAAGATTCCAACCCAAGGTTAGATATAACATCCAACTCATAGCCTAGTCTATAGATAACTTCATCTGGAAGATCTTGACCCCATCGCTCAACAGCACCTTCAAAAGTGAGATGATGTAGATAAGACTTATAATCATTAAAGCCAATTGGCAGAGGGAATTCTGGCATAGAGGGTCGATGAAAGTCTATTTCAACGTTACAACGCTCAGCTACAAGTAACGTGTTGTCACAAGCGACTTCAACTTCACGAAACAGATAACGCATTTCTTCAGCGGTTTTAATATAGTGCTCTTCACCTGTGAACTTAAATCTGTCAGGATCGGATAATCTAGAACCCGTTTGGACACAATTATGTGTTACAATTCCATCAGCTATGTATGTATGATCTTCAGAAACATCAATAGAATAAACATCACCAGAATAATTTTCTCTACTTACAGTGATAGCCTGCCACGCACCCGATCCTGCATAAGTATGAACACTACTACTAAGACCAGGAGCACACATCAACATCCCAGATAATAAATTACAAGCTCTTATCTCGTTAGTCCTTCTTTGCCCCGGTTGTAAAGTTCGGACATCCCAGAATGGATACTCAAACTTTCTATTATATGAGCTAATGCAGTTTTTAGCCCTAGCTTCAAGATCACATTCTCCGGTGGTTCGCTCCCATAGGGGCTTGTAATAGTCAGTTCTAGGCAAACTTTTCCTTACATCATAAAAAGACCAAGTAGGAATTCCAAACTTTTGACTTATGAATAGTTCTTCTTGATTAGCTTCTGCCTTTGTTTTGTGAACAGTTAAAGCCCATATTGCATCAGCATTTTGTTCTTTAGCCCTAGCTATTAATCCTAAAACTCCGGTTCCAGGCCTATTCTTAGACCTAATCCTTTGGAATTGGGTCGACCCAATCCTGTATTTACTTCCTTGACGCATTATGTAGGTTACATAGTTACCATCAGTCGGATCAGAATCCAGTCTAACTATGCAGATATGATCGTCGGTATATCGAGATTCTTCTCCACTAGTCAGATTTACCTTTATAAGTTCTCCAAGATATTGTCTTGATCCAACCTGAGTCACATAGTTACCAAGTTTATGGACTCGTCCTTTCCTATCTTTTCCAGACCAAGAGACTACCCGATCACCAACCCTTATATCCTCTATATTGGTGGCATCAACTAGAACCTTCCACGAGGACCCCCTTGGATTACCAGCTAAAGTCGTTCCAGTAACTCTAAGAACTTTTGTACCAGGGGGCTGACAAAGTAAAGCCCCATGAGACTCTGCATCATGCTTATGCACGTAATGACTATCGTTAGTTGCAACTAACGGAGCGTTTAGCTTCTTAGCTATCCTCATAAGCGAAGGGTTTGTAAAAGTCTGCTCTTCTAAACCATGATCTTGAATTTCAATAAACAGATTATCTTTACCAAAGATATCTTGCAATCGAGCAGCTTTAGCTAGGGCGGCATTATAGTTGTCCCTTTTACCTCTTCGCTTATTAAGTAGTTCCTGTAAGACATGCCCGCCAAGGCAGCCTGTCGTCGCAATGATGCCTCTAGAATGTTGCTCTAGAAGTTCCCAGTCTACTTTAGGTTTCTTGTAATACCCCTCTAAGTAAGCTTTACTTGACAGTTGAATAAGGTTCTGATAACCCTCATTAGTCTCAGCCAAAGTGGTTATATGATAATACTGCTTCAGATTGTCTTCAGTTTCACCACCGCCATCTTTTACTTTCCCCTTACTGGTGATGCGTTCAGTTCTGTGGTCCCTAGCCTGGTACAACTCGCTACCAATAATAGGTTTTATACCAGCCGCCTTAGCCGCCTTGTAGAAGGGGATAACGCCATACATGTTACCATGATCAGTGATAGCTGCTGCTGGCTGGTCATCTTCAGCCACCGCCGCAACAACTCCATCCACCTTCGCTGCGCCATCGAGCATGGAATACTCTGTATGCAGATGAAGGTGGGCAAATGATTTACCCAAAACTTATCCTTTTTGTTTTACCCCATTGACAACAATCCAAACAGGATGGTATTTAGCATACGACTGTCTATGATGCTCCGGCAGGATCTTCTTATGCCCCAACATCAAATGCCATGTTAATGCCATCCACAGACTATTAACGGCAACGAGTCCAAATCTATTCCTAGACATTCTACGATAGAACGAAGAAAGAGTTTCCTTCTCTTTTCTTATCGCCCAAAGATCATACACTACAACCGAACCGAATACAGCAGCCCAACCCAAAACTGGCTCAAGGCTAATTAATTTCGTATTCATCGAGGATTTTAATTGCACCTAAGAAAATCACTTGAGTATCTTTCTTAGCATGCAGAGGGATAAGTGGCCATGCCTGAACTTCCACTTTGTTACGTTTCCCCGTTTTAACGTTAACATTGGTATATGAAACATTAAACTCTAGACGGTAATGATAAGACGCATCAGAAGCATCCTTTACACGCACTCTATCCTCAGCCGCTACCGCAGACCAAAATTGTCCCAGAGCAGCCTCTGCATATGTGATGCCCAATAGTTTATACCATTCACTATTAGCCCAAATGAATTCACCATCACCTTCCACAGTTGATTTGATGATATACGAAGCTGTAGGACAATGAATAGTGTGAGCCTTGAAAGTAGCGACAGCCATTTCTGCTGCGTTGTTTGAAAGATCCTCGGAAAACTGAGTAACAATGTCTTTAATCTTTTTTATATCTTCAGTCTGATTAAATGAGTTGCGCAGTTTGTGATTGATTCCTTCAATTGACTCTATAATTCCCTTTTGCCCCTCAGACAAAGATTGGATCTGATAGATCCTATCTATAGAAGAAAGAAAATTACCAAATGTTTTGACCGCTCGCAGAAACTTTGGCACCAGGGCCAGAACCGCAGAGAAGGCTAGGATGCCTAGCATTATAGCAACGACAGTACCCCAGGTTATCATTACCCAGCCTTATCTACTAGTATGAATCGCTCGGTTCTCCAGCATTGCCTTTCACCAGTTTTGCCACTTGAATCTAACTTCTGCGGTATCTCGCAACCACCAATAATAAACTCTGGACCGATACCATTTTTCATGTTTCCTAAAGCGTATTCTCTTACCTCAATGGGGATATGGTTTTCATATGGAGTCTTTGCGCTACACCCAATCAACCTTACTGCTGGTGGCTTATTGGCTGGCTGAGGTACCTCATAAACAAATCCACCAGGATATACAGAATGCCAACCAAGAATGCCGGTTACAAGAACTTCTTCTTTAGCACACTTTACTCCAGAAGTCTTAACCGTCCCATTGATATCTACGGTAGCAACTTGAGAATTATCACCAGTTAATGAATCTATCCTAGGGCCACTATTGGTCACAGGCTGCACTGGGTACGGCCCCAGTGGTCTCCACTCATCTGGCTTAATGAGCTTGTAAGTTATGACAGCAGAAGTCAGTCCAACTAAAAGAGCAGCAACAAGCAAGATAACTGATCCTCTATTGATACGTTTACGCGCCTTTACTACAGCCTGGCGAATGTAAATGTTCACAGTAGAATTTTTGAGAATACTCATTTAATCCCCTCACTGATAACATCGGGGATTAAATAAGACAAATAAAGTTAGGTGGACTGATAGTAGGCCCCATACCATGCAAGAATAGCCATAGTCTTAGAACCAACAACACCGTTTATAACAGGGAACGGACGTTCCTGCTTGTTAAGGTCTGCCAGCTCATTGGCGTAACCCTTGAAATAAACAACCTGTACTAATGTTGTTTCGTCAAACCTACCATCTCCACGGTTCTTCGGCCCCTTATACTTCCAATGAGGAAGTATAACATTTAGCCTGTTGTGGACATACCGTACAGCCTGGGGGTCATTGGTTTTATAGTCCTCAAGCGTTAAAGAGGCAGTCAGAGTCGGCATAGCCGGAATAACAACCGGAGGCTTCGAAGGCGCAGGCTTAACGTAAGTGTAATCTATGATCCCATAGCCAACAATGGAAGAAGTGCTACGATAGTGTTCGACAACAATACCACCGTTATCTTGGGAGCCACCCGAACTAGTGTTCCCCTCTATAGTGTGGATGCGCCCATCCTTCAGGACACCTAAAACAATCCCCACATGGCTAGGACGCCCCTTGCCGAAATCAAAGAAAACAATCCAACCACGCTGGGGGCGAGTCGACTTGCTAGCCCACTTACCTTTAGACTTAAACCAAGAAACCCCACTAGGACAGTATGCGCCACCCTTAGATGTAGTACATGGGAACGGAGAGAACCCTAAAGCAGTATAGAAAACCCATGAAACAAACATAAAACACCATGGGCCAGTGAAACCCCACCAGTCAGAATACTTAACTCGGTTAGACCCAGCAGGAACTTCTTTAACCCCACGCTGAGAATAAGCCAACGCTAAAATCTGCTCACGGTCAGCTACAGTCAACTGTCTAGACATCTTTATACTCCTTCACCGGCTTGCGATCTTCTTTGTCATCAAGCATAGGAGGTTGGGGGCCATCTTCAGGGGTGGCACCGTTATCTGTTTGCTCTAAAAGCAGACCCTCTGTTATAATAAGTTCTTTTTCTGTAGGCATAGCATCTCCTAGATATCTATTTTATTATCCCTAATGTAATCTGCAAGCCGTAACTGTGCAGTCCTTAAACCCGAAACTGTAGTAGCTGATGCAATAGCTGCCCGAGTCGACACCAAATCTGCATCGACAACATCAGGCACTTCTACAATTTCACCATCTTGCCATTCTAAACCCATTAATCAACTCTCCTTGCTGAAATGCCATGGAATCTACAGGTTGCAACAGCAGCCGTAACCCTCAACGTGACAACAGTTTTAGCTGTAAGCACTTTGTCAGCATCTACGATTGAAACAACTGGGGTGTTAGTCCCTAAATATGTCGACATAGCAGACCCTAAGTTAGAGCTATTAATAGCTAGCTGTAATGTACTCGAAGCATTAGCGTTGATAGCCGTATAGTGGGCTTGGAATCTCCACGTACCCGCTTCAAGCTCATCAACCCATTCTAGATATCCCGTTGCAGCTATAGCCATATACATGTTAGAACCAGACATGGTTCCAGAAGAAACTGCTGAGTACGACCAGTAGTGCCATGCTCTAGCCATTCTAGTAGCAGAGAGCGCATCCACATAAGTCTTAACTGCCTTCTGGGAAGGTAAGGTTGTATCGCTATTTGCGACTAACGTGCCATCCGTATCTAAGGTCAGCAGGCTGGCTGTAGCAGCACCTGTGAAATACGGTATCTTATTAGCTGCCGAGGTGGTCCCCGCTATAGCTGCAAGGTCCGCGTCATAAGCTTGAACGTCTGTACCGACAATAAGACCTAATGACGTTGGAGTTACCGCTGCCGCTGCGCCTGCAGTATCGAACTCTGCAGCATTATGTGTTACTATGTCACCAAAAGTAGGAAGATCGCCAGGCTGGACCGCGCTGTCCGCTGTAGCACCCTGGGCAGCCGTAGCAAAGTCCCCTACGGCACTTAATGACGAATCATAGAGCACCCACCAACCATCAAGAG